TAAAGAATCTAAATATAAATTAAGTAAATTCTAATTTCACCAAAATAATAATTGAAATTTTTCATTTTAACTAATGATCTCCAATTAATTATAGTTTGTACTACATACATGTAAGTGTCTTAATTATTCCTTATTTAGTTTATATTGATTCTTTTAATAGAATATAAATTTGAGAAAAGAATATACTGGGGATTATCCCCAGTATAAATCTTTATTTCTTATTATCATATATAGAAGTAGCTTTAGTAAGTTTAATAGCTAATTTTCTAATATAAGTATCTAAATTAAATCCTACTGTATCAAATGATTTAGATATAATATTATGGTACTTATCTGGTAATACTTGAAATACATCATTGTAATTATTGTCTTTATGCTGACGTTTATAATAAAATAAATAAGTATTGACAAAAGGTGTATTATTAACAGATTTAAAACAAAACCAAGTCAAGATGACTCTAAACAGCTCATTTAATTCCGCGTCGATTTGCCGATTTCCGTGCGAATCTTGATACACCATTCCGTTCACTTGCACCCAATCATCTTTATATGAATTAATCTCATCTATAGGATATTTAATAGATTTATCCTTATCATCTCTTACTATTCTAATATCAAGTCTATTATATAAATCTTCCCAATCACTAAAGTGTGTAGTCTTTATATAATTAAGAAATCTATTATACATCTTTGAATCTTTGAAAAGTAATTTATATTCTTCTCTTGGAACTTTATAAGCAATAAGCATATTATTACCTCCTTATTATATTCTAAATATAAGTTAATTTTGAAACTATGACAAACACGATTGTATAACGAGCTTTGTGTATAAAGGAGATGATTTATATGCAATTAATATCAAAAAATAACGTTTATTACTCACCAAATAACACTTCATCTGAAATCGTATTTCAAGACGGAGCATTAAAGATTACAGCTGGAGCAATGAGGGAGATAGTAAATTCACTTGTGTCAAATGGTTACGATAATACTTTAAATGAAATTAAAGATAGTATATCGAAATCAGAACTTTTAGCAAAAGACATTGAGCTTAGACACAATATGCTTGGAAAAAGAAATTAAGGAGGATTAGATGCACTATTTATCAAAGTTTTTAAATCCTAGTACAGAATACCAATTATTATACTACAATTTAATTAAGTTATCTTTATTTTTCTATTTAGGAATACTTGTATCTAAAAACCTTACACTGCTTGAAGGAGATAATGATAGTCCGCTTATAGATAGGGTACTTAAGATATTAAATTGGGGATTTTTTGGTTTCTTAATAGGTTATATAATTCTTAAGTGGGTGAAGATTTAATGGAGAAGATAGACTTATTTACAAGTACAAATATAATTACAGAAAGGTCTAAGATGGATTTTAATTATAGATTCTATGTATCTATTATGGGTATTAAAGTAGCTGATAAACAAATACTTTCGTATGTAAATGATAGAGACTTTGAAAACTATATGTATCCAAAAAGAATTCTTACTGTACTTTTATTTGCTAGTGATTATTATGAAATATTATCTAAAGTAACTCCAGATAAACCTTTTGTACCCGTTACTATGCAAATTAAGATAACTCCAACTCAAAAGGATTTAGGAGGAGTTGTTACAGCTTCTTATCTTACTGGAGAGTATACTGGTATGCTTGATAAGACTAAAGTATCTAAAGATATATTAAAGGAGACAAAGCAAAGTACAACTGCTGATGTAAGTTTAGGTAATCTATATAGACTTAATATAGCTCTATTTGATTTAGATGATTTAAACTTTACAAAAGAAGGCACAATATCAGGTAACTTCGGTAGTGGTAAGAAAGTAGACGATTTAATAAAACACGCTTTCACTGTATGTAAAGGAAAGAATAAATGTAAACTCGCAATAGCAAAACCAGATAACAAAAATCCTTTAAAGAACTGTATAGTGTCTTCTCAAGGATTTTTAGATTTCTTAAAGTTTATAGACACTGAATATGGTGTATATACTTCAAATTATCATGTGTATTTAGAAAACGGTACTTGTTATATATTAAACCCAGAAAAGACGGATACTGGGATGAATAAAGAAGTTGAGGGTACATTTGATGATAAGATAGATATACAAGTATTTAGAAATGTAAATGTACCTATAAACTTATATGGTATATCTTTAAAAGAAGACCATTACAGTTACTCTGTATTTAGAAATAACTTGGTTGAAGAAGATATATCTGTAGGAGCTATGATGAGACCTGTTGAGATGACAATTAACTCATCAGGACAGCTGTCTAAATCAAAAGAATCTGATAAGAAAAAAGAAACTATATCTCCAACTGTAAAGGTTAATGCCGGAAGAACTAGAGGAGTTACTAAAGAGAATAGAAACCCTAAGTTTCAAGCAAAAGTAATATTAGATGATGTACCAGTTCATGTAATGCCTTATACTGTAGTACACTATATGAATGATAACTTACAAGGAGATTGTATGATATCAAGATGTACCAATATATTCACAAAGGGTAAATGTGTTACTGAACTTTTTATAAAATCTTATGAGCCTTTAATGGAGTATAAGGTTGCTGAAAGTCAAAAAGGAAATAACCCTGATAAAACTGAAAATCAAGAAAAATAGGAGGAATTTAAAATGCTTAAAAATGAAAGATTTACTTTACTTGTGGGAAGTAAGCAAGTTGAAGAAAGAAACGAATATGCTTTCTCTGTAGTATATTCAAATGATGAAAATGGATTACCAGCTTATATGTATCAAGAGGTAGAAGGAATACTTGCAAAAAATATGAACTTACCTGAAAGAGCCGAAGAAGTTATAAGAAAGACTTTAGATGCTTCAATAGAAGGCACAGGAAAGGGAGTAATCTATATTACAGACTTTAATTACTCTAATGATTTAACTGTATCTAAATATGCACCTATTATACTTAATAAGCTATCTGGTGCTACTGTTATGGATAAGGAAGCTTTTAGTAACAGACCTTGGGCTGATATATTAAAAGAGTTCCATATTAAAGATGTAACTGTAGTAAGAGATATGTCTACAATGATATATGGTATAAGAGATGCTGTAAGAATAGAGTTTGATAGTGATGGTTGTAGACTTGCAAATCTTGAAGAAGATACACCATCTAAACTTACTTATGTAAATCTACTAGCTAAATTCTTTAAAATAGCTAAAGATGCTATATTTGTATAAAAAAAAATAAAGAAGAAAGATAAGCAACCTATATGTAGTTTAGGAAGTAAAATATATAATATGTGTATTATATATTCGCAATAGGGCGACACGCACTGTTGCTTATCTTTCTTCACGATTATAATATATAATTTGATATAGTAATCGTGTAAAAACATTTAAAGTAGGTAACTTCTGTTGTGCTTGTGGACACCTCAGTTTCATAGAAGTTCCTCCTTTGATAATGAAGATATATAATACAGTGGGAATTATTGTGGGGGTTGACCCCACAATATTTTCTTTATTTCGCTAACATCTTTATGATAAATAATGCGTAATACCTACCGATTATATTTTCAAAAGATGTTGTTCTTATTCCTTACTTAAATATTATTTTGATTGCTACGATATAGTCGGTGTTCGTTTTCCAAGAAGAAATATACTCTCCCGTAATGGGAGAGTATATTATCCGTTTATTAAATCTAAAAGTTCATTTGATACTTTAATTTCTCCACGTCCTGCTGTATCAATTACAGACTCATAATCATTAAATACGAATTTTTGTTCGTATTCTCTGTAGTCGTTATGTAGAAGCATATTTATGTATATCTTTACATCAAATGATTTATGTATCATATCTTTATCAAGAAGTTTAACAAGTAACTCTTTACCATAAGATATTCCAACCTTTTCAGAAGATGTATACTTAGTAGCTTGAGATATATCGTTATTCTCTCTTATTACTATAAAGAAAGCTTTCTTAAAGCTTATATTATTTTTAACAAGCCAGTTTATAAATGAATGCCATTCATCTAGTAAATATATTAAAGATATAATATCATTCTTGCCTTCAAAGAAGATAAGCTCATGTACTTGCTTAGTAAACACTATACCATCTTCATTTATATAAGTATCATTTATTCTGTCTACTTCTATCTCTCCCGGATGCTCTATTATGACTCTAGGCTTCATTATAGGAGCGTGTGGATATCTTTCCTTAGGAATTATCCAGTATAGTCTAGGAGCATTAAATCTAACGTTTAAAAGCCTATGAACGATATATGCTCCTATTACATAGTCTTGCTCATTATCAGTTCTTAAATCAGATTGAGAAAACGATATAAGTATCTCCATAGGAATACGAATATGTATACGCTCAATTTGATTCATAAGTGCAAGTTCTCTTGATAGCTTTACTGGAGAACGTTCTTGCATGTGCTTCATAACAGCATCTAAATCAGTCTTATCAAGTCCAAATGTTTCACACCATACATTAAATATTGTATCAGATAAAGGGAATTTAACTTCAGCAAATATAGAGTATTCCTTATCCTTTTCAAATAAAGTATCCCAAGCTTTTTTAGCTGTAGTCTGAAGAGCATAAGTTTCTTCGACTAAAGCTACATCGCAGTTAAGCTCAGTATCACTCCATTGCAGTGCAACTTCTAAGTTCTTAGTTAAATCAGCTTTATCGCTATTTTCAAATAAGGTATCAGATACAAGTCTTGGGTCAATGTATTGTACTGGTGTTGTAAGAGGAGAAGAAGATAAAGCTCTTTCTGTAGGCTCATAATCAGCTACATAAGATAAACTCATTGTGGGGTGGGTTCTTTCTAAGATACTTCTTGGGTGTCTACCTCTAAACTTAGTTTGAGCGAATGCTTCTAGGTTAGTAACTATAGAATCATTTATCTTTCTTTGCATCATAAGTTCTAAGTAATACTTCATGTATGAATTAACGATATATGCAACTGAGTCATTAAACTCAGCAGTTTCTGTAAATATGAGAAATTCTTTTCTTATAGGTTCATTCATTATTTATCCCTCCTTAAATTTCTAAGAAAATGTTTGTAAAGGGGCTGTTTTGAAACACTTTTATGTAGTGGGCTGAAAGGAGAGGATGCAAATGCTACAGTTTTTTGGTAGAATATTTAGTGGTATTTTAGGCTTGTTTGGAAAGAAAATGGACAACGATAAAGCTCGTAACGATAATGCTACTGAAATAAAGAAAGCTGAAATTGAAAGTCCTGATAAGGTTGTTAGAAGAAACAAATATCACATATTCATGATTATCATGGTAATTATTATTTCAGAAGCATTTGGTGTAAGACTTGCTATACTTCGTTTCCTAAATATAGACCCGACATTAATTAATTTTGAGAAAATATTGAATGTACTAATAGAAATATTATCTTCTGCCTTCGTTGGTTCTTGAACTCACAGGCAGAAGATAATAGCCCACTTATCTAAATTAAAGGAGGATAATATGAATCAATTAAAGAATTTAAAATCGTGGATGATAGGAAGACAACAATATCGTCTTAATGTCAAGCCATTTAATATGTATACAAATGTATTTCCTTTGGTTGATAAACCATATCAATTTGACGCTGTTTTAGAAGATATACTTGTAAACTTCAATAAGATAGCACTAGAGCAAACTTATTGCTTTTATCAACCAAGAATGCTTATGAAGAAGATAGCAAATATCACAATAAGACAAAAGTATAACTTTAATGCTATAAGACATAGAATACAATCAAAGTTTAAATTTATTAAAAACTTCAAATTTGATTGGCACTTATTTAGAAACTATAACTTTATTACTAACTCAGAAGGAATGATGAGTGTAATAAGAGATAAGCTTCCAATGAAGAATGATGAAAGGTTCTTATCATTTATGGATAGTATATTTGATGAGATTAAGTCTTATGAAACTTATAATCAAAGATACATACTTGTGCCACTTGATTATGTAAAGATACCACTATCTAAAGGTAAGTATACTCCATTTATATATAAAGATAGAACTCAATCTATGGCTGCACTTCTACTTTGCTACCTAAAGCTATTCCCACAAAAGTTTATAGAGAATATGAAAACTTCTAAAGCAAATATAGTATTCTATACAAAGAATGGTATATTTAGACTGTCTGCACTTGATGTTGAAGAAACTGTAATAGTTGGGTATGCTGAAGGAATAAGATTTGAGAAAAGAGAAATTGGAAGATTATATGGAGAGTGTCAAAATCCTGCAATATCTGACGTATTTAATACTTTATATTCAGAAGCATATACAGTTAAAGAAGATAAGCTAATTGACGCAACTTTAGTTGCACTTCGTAAACTTCGTGGAGAAGGTTTCCTTGCTGAAGACATGATAGACGATGATGAAAGATATTATGATGATAATGAGCAAGATTTACATGGTCTTGAAAGAGAGGAAGACTTAGATATACAAGAGAAAGTAAATGAAAGAGATGAAGACCTTGCAAACGCTATAGGAGAAGCTATAAAAGATGACGCGGTAGACCAAGCTGAAACTGAAGAGATACTTCGTATTATATCTCCTGCATTTGATAAGAAGAAAGATAAGGTAGTTGTAGGAACTGATGAAAATGGACAGCTTGATACTATGAGAGTTCGTGAGCTTAAAACTACTAAGCAAAATGCAGAAAATATTAAAGACCAAGTTGCCTCACGTGTCGCAGCAAAGCTTACCGATGAGAAGTCATCTGATGAAGAAATAGAACTTGCTGAATCTATCGGTAGGTCTATAGTTGGTTCTAAGGTTAAAGCTGATGATATAGTATCTCACGTAAAAGCTATGAAAGATGTAAAACTTGCAAGAACTAAGGTTTACAATGCAAAAGAAAAGAGATATCTTTCTAAGATAAAACAAACTGAAACTGTTGAAGATGAACTTAAATCAGTTGAGAGCTTACAGCTTGAATCTACTACATTTGGAGAAGTAGAAGCTCTTGATGATATAGGAGAAAATAAGTTTGTAAACTTTAATAAGACATATAAATCTAAAGTAAGAGAAAAGGATATAACTTCAGTTGCTAACCATTTCTCTAAGGTTAAAGACTTCCCTATGTATTCACAAGGTACTAAGGAAGAAGACGCCTCAGATAAGTTCAATGCAAGAACTGTACTTAAGATGCCTTTCCGTGACCCTGAAGGAAAGCAGCACAATATAAATGTGTATTTACCTAAGATAGTAAATGGTAATAAGATGCTTATAAATGGTACTTGGCTTGAAATGCAAAATCAAAGAATAGTAAAACCTGTGGTTAAATTCGGAGATAGCGTTATGATGAGCTTTAACTATAATAAAGCATTTATGGAGTTATCTGGCAAGTATATTACAAGATATGAAAGCTTGTATGCTAGATGGTATGCAAAACTTGAAAAAGAAAATATGCTCGATAAAGTTAAATATACTAAGTTTGGAAGAGTTGAAGAAAAAGAAGAGATATCGAAAACTATAGAGTTTGAAAGAATATCTAAGATAATAAAAGCTATATATAAAGATGAAAAGAACTATATATTCTTCTCATCAGAAGATGCTATAAAAGTATTTGGAGATGACTACGATACTAAAGAGTATCAAACTATAGGACTTCTTGACAATAAGCCTATACATCTTATAAAGGCACTTGATATGATTGAATCTCCAGATAAGGATAAAGTTCCATCTGGTTCAGTTGGAGACTTTGTAAGAGCTTTCCTTGATTATGTGGAAGAAACTAAAGAAACTCTTGATGTATTAAATGGTATAAATAAAGATGGTACAGTTGCTTATTCTATTATGAAGATAATGTCAAGAAAGATACCTACAATACTAATTCTATCATACACTAATGGACTTGATGAAGTTTTAGATAGAACTGGAGTAGATTATGAGCTTATATTTGATAAGAAACCTAGAATAGATGTATTACATGAAGATATAATAGCATTTAAAGATTGCTATTTAAAATACTCAACTAATAGTATTGAGCACTTAGTTCTATTCTCAGGACTTAATAGTTATGACTTAACTCCATATAAGTTTTCTGATTTCTGTGACCCTAATAAGGGAATAGTTGCTGAGATAATAGCATCTATTGGTAATGGTAACTTACCACTATATATTACATCATTTGAAATGCTATTTGTAGACCCTATCAATAAAGATGTCTTAGAGCACTATAACTTACCTACTACATTTATAGATGTGCTTTTATATGCAAATATGCTTCTTGCTACAGATATAAAACAAAAGGACTCAGATATGAGACTTTATAGAATAAGAAATGAAGAGATAATCCCAGCTGTTACTTATAAGGTACTGGCTGACGCTTATGCTGATTATCATATAGCAAAGAAGAGAGGTTCTACAGTTGCTAAGTTTGAAGTACCTAAAGATGCTGTAATGAAAGCTATATTTGAACAAGCTAACGTTCAAACATACTCAGTTGTAAATCCTATGGTATCTGCTGATAGTTTAACTAAGATGACAACTAAAGGGTTATCAGGACTTAACCTTGATAGAGGGTATACACTAGAAAAAAGACTTGTTGACCCAAGTTCAGCGGGAACTAGAGCGATGCCATCTGTATATTCAGGAGCTGTAGGAATAGTTCAAAGAACGTCTATTGACCCTAATATAGTTTCACCTCGTGGATACTTAGTTGTAGAAGAAGATGAAGATAAAGTCAATAAGTTATCAGCAAAGCAAATGCTATCACCAACTGAGCTTATGACTCCGGGTACAACTAATAAAGATGACTCTCAAAGAGTATATATGAATATGCAACAAAAGGGACACATGCAAGGTATTATGCACCCTACTATAAATAATGTATCTAATGGATATGATGAGATGATAGGACACCAAGCTCAAGAGTTCTGTCATTATATGGAAAAAGATGGAGTCATAACTGATATAACAGAAGACTTCGTATTCGTTAAATATAATGATGGTACAGATGATGCCTTCCGTCTTTCAAATACAGAAAGACATAGTGCTAAGGCAAAATATATAGCAAATGATATGAAGCTTATGAAGAATGTAAGAAAGGGTGCTAAACTTAAAGCTAATGACCCTATAGCTTATAATGAGTACATGTTTAAAGAGTTTGATGGTAAGCCTATAATGTGTACAGGAACTCATCTTTATGTCGCTATGATGTCTATGCCTGAAGATTATGAAGATGCTACAGTATTATCAGAATCAGCAACTGAAAAACTTGCTTCTTGGGTATCAAAGCCTAAGACAATAGTTGTATCTAAAGATACTATAATAGATAAGGCTGTAACTGAGCTTCGTGGTGGAGTATCAGCAAATGATATATTATTTTCATATATGCTTATGAGTGGAGATAGTGCATTAAATGACCTGCTAGGAAATAGCACTTCAGCTATTGATAAGAGTTTAATGATGGAAAAGAAAGCTGGAGTATCAGGAGTAGTACATGAAATAAATGTGTATTACTCTTGTGACAAATCGACTATGTCTCCATCTCTTAGAAGATTTGTAGACGCTGTTGAAGAAACTTACAGACAAAGAGGAGAAGGTAAACTTCGTGAACTTAATGTAGATAGATTCAAGAAAGAATTCTTAGATAGAACTCCTACTAAGACAATGGAAGGTGTTAAGGTTGCTAATAGAAAGATAAGAAAAGATGATGTTATAATAGAATACATTATTCGTTCTTATTCTAAAGTATCTCACTCAGATAAGGTTACATACTTTAACGCACTTAAAGGAGAAACTTCTAAGATATTACCTGATAATAGAATGCCAGTTGGAGTAGAAACTGGAATAAGGGTTGACGCTATGATGTCTCCTGTATCTCCAGCAAAAAGAAAGGTTATGTCTATAATAGAAGCTGGTTGTTTAGAAAGACTTATATACGAACTTTTAGAAGATTGCAAAAAAGAGTTAGGTATTAAATAAACATAGCTGTAGGTAAAACATACTGAAAAAATTCCGACTAATAAAAAAAAAAATATGTAAATGTGCGTGTCGCATTCCAATAACTATATTGCCAAAATTAGATAAATAATTTCATAATTTTGACTTCTTTAAAGATTTTATAAACAAAAAAGAATATCCTGCCATTCGGGCAGGATATTTTACTTTATTATATCTTTAATCATTGTATCAATTACTTCCATATTATCTTTATTGGAAATAAGTTTGACATAATATCTATCATCTAAATTCTTTAGAATATAATCCTTCTTAATAGAGTGTAAGTATTTATATACTTCTTTTTGCTGAGAGAACTCAGCTAGTCTCATAGCTTTTTTAATTACTTCAAACCAAATGCTATCCGTGTTCCCTAGTCCTCTTTGAAAGAAGTCTCCAGTTAAGGAATCATAGTAAAATACTATCTTTCCTATATTCCAAGTACAAGTAGATTTCCTTTTACATACAAACTCTATATACTTAGATAGCTTGGTATTTAAAAGCTCTGATGATACCCATAAAGCGTCGTGAACTACTTCAATGATATCTTTATCCTGTAAGTTATTGATACTCTTAAAACGAAGCACACAGCGTTTAACGAAGTCTCTGTATTCTTGAGATAACCCTTCGTTATCTCTCATCATTTTACCGACAAAGACTTGACGCTCCATTCTAGGAGCATCGTATAGTCTTTTATAAGTATCATCATCTATTATATTTAGAGTTCTTAAAACTGATATATTACACTTTCTTATATCATATTCATAAGCTTCTAGTTTCCTAAACATAATAAACTCCTTTAATCAATATCATCAATATCTTTAGTTTGTATGCTATCAAAATCATATTCTTCATTTAAAAGCTTTTCTACATCAACTTGCATAGTTTCAGCTATCTTGAAGATATGCTTTACTTCATCTTGTGGGAGTAGTCTTTTAAAAGTATCTTTAAAGTCTTGAGCTATAGTATCTTCGCAATCTCCATCATACATTACATGAAATACCATAGTAGCAAATTCTCTTGGGTGTTCACTTATAGCGACACTGATATTATGAAGTAGTGTGAAGTTTAACTCTTCATCTTTTAATACATCTACAAAAGATGATATTCTATCAGAATAAGTTACATTCTCTTCATCTTCACGCTTCATAAGAATGGATTCAAATACCACTATAGCTTTATCATCTTGAATGCTTGCTACATAAACTATAGGTCTTTTAATAAGAAGAGATAATAGTGATATCTTATCTAATTTATCTTTTTCTTTTTGTAATGCTTGTATATGCTCTACAAGCTCTTTATTCGACTTGTAATCAAGTCCTCTTAATCTTTTAAGAAGCATTTATACTCGTCTCCTTTCGTAAGTTTTTATATATTCTCCCTATATCCAAATGCTCACATATAGCGTCGATATCCTTTTCCAAATAGAACTCAAGCTCATCTGCTATGTCGGGGTTCTCATCTCTTATATTGTAAAATATCTCAAAGAATAAGCACTGTAAGTCATTGAAATGCTCAACTACAGTCCCCCCTCTCTCTGCCATACGACGCTCTATCGCATATATAGAAAGTGCTACAATATACATATTGGGAGATACAATATAATCAATAAATGTATTCTCATTTATATCGTGTAATACGTTCCATAAATCTACATGCTTTAAGTTCATATAAGTCTTGAAATGTATCTCTGCGGATATAGGAAGAGATGCAATAGAAGTTACATCTCTTAGTGCATCTCTCATCATCTTAATATCAAGTTTTCTAATTATGTTGCCCTGCCAAGTATCCTTACCTACCATTTTCATATATTATCCCTCTTTCTTAGGAACTCTACCTTTTGGTCTTGTAGTACCATGTGAGTTGTAACTACTTGGTCATTAACTCCACCATATCTTCCATTTAGACTTCTATCCCACCATAAAGAGTGCTTTCTTGGACTACATACAATTTTAACTCTCCATCTAGTATTTTCATCAACACCATATACAGATATTGTATCTCCATCAAAGTCAGCTTGGAATAGTGCTATTAGTATAGGATTTAGGAATATTATATTTCCATCACATAAATCAACTATTTCTACAACCATAATACCAGATTCATGTATTGTAGGTGGTCTATTTATATGTAAGTAGAACTCTCCTCTGTGCTCTTTACATATCTTACGAAGAAGTATCTTTTGCTCCGCGGATAGTACAAAATCAGGGTCACAAATCTTCTCCGATTCTTCTACACTCATACTGTATTCATTTTGTAGTATCTTTATAAGAAGTGGTTTTTCTAAAGTTCTAAATATATCATAACCTACTCTTGTTTGAGTCCCATCTCCAACTTTCAAATGATTGTCAGGTTCTATAAGAACTCTTGCTGAATAGTTATTTCTTGTAGAGTATATCTCCCCTTTTATTGTCTTCTTCTTATCAGCTGCAAGTTCTTCTACAATTTTTTCATATACAGCTTCTATTTCATCGAAATAGTGTTTACCTATATAGCGTCTGGTTTCAACACCATCTGGTACTACTTGTGGATACTTAGTAAGTGATATTATCTTAGTATAAAATACAGATAACTTATCCGCTTGTATTATAGGTACATCACCATTCGGTACTATCATAAATCTTCTAAGTCTTCTAGTTATTACTGGTACACAAGTTGTAAACATTTCTTCCTTGTGTAATAGTAAGAATCTTTGAGTAGACTTTTGTTTTACGTGTTCTTTTACTATATCTTCCCATCTATCATATAGATTATAGTTATCATCAGGTCTAAAGGGTTCTTTACCTTCTTTAAGTCTATCAAACTTATTACCATCTTTTTTAGCAGCTCCCGACATAGCTTTACGAAGATGATATAAACCTGCTGGTGATAGCATTTTGGTTGGAAGTCTTATCCAACCCATAGTAGATAAAGGAAAGAATTTTCTTTCAACGACAGTTCCACAATTAACACAATACTCTCCGATATTGTCATTACCTATCTTAGAACCACATTTGCACTGATAAGTGTATGCTTGTACTTCAGGTGGCTCATATCTTTGTGGACCAAATCTTCTTGCTGAATAAATAGTATCTTTCATAATAAGGTCAGTTTTACCACCTTCTTCTATAGATAGCTTTAGCATATCAAACGAAGTATCTATCATAAAGTGCTTACCTTGTGATACCATTTCTTCTCTGTACTTGTCAAGGTTGACAAGTCTAAAATAAATTCCAGTTTCTGCGTTTTCCAATAACTTATACCTTTTCATGTTCTCCTCCTTCGGATATTTTGAATTACTAATAGTTAGTTAGTGAATATCCAAGATTATAATATATAATCAAGACAAGGTATATGGTGGGATAACCCCACCATAACCCTATTGGCACTGAACTAATATAAAACTAAACACTTGAGGTTTTTCTAGGTAAAGTAAAAGGTAGTGCTTTCCCTAGAAGGTAATATCATCGAGATGTTGTAAGATTTTGTGGTGGGTTACCCCACCACTCTATATGTGTATAAAAACTAAAAAGGAAAAATAAAGAAATGTGTAAAATACCTATTCCTTTTGTTAGATAGCAAATTTCCCTTCTTCATCAGTTTCTTTAAGCTTAAGTCCTGATACATCTTTTTCAGCATCTTGCATTACAGCTATATCGTTAACTCTTATGTCAACTAAGTTATCCATAAGCTTATCTTCATCAGAAACCTTTTGAGATAAGTCTTTCTTTGAATATTCTACTATCTTTTTCATTTCTTCAAGTCTTGCTTCCAAAGTGTATTTAGATACAAGTATTACATATATTATCCATCTTACAAGACCACATATCTTGTATGCAAGTTTTGCAACCCCAAGTTTAAATAAGAACGCTACATCTTGCAAAGATACTTCAGAATATAAATGAATATTATTAGCAATAGAACTTGAGTATTCTTCACAAGCTTCAGCTTTAAGTTCTATTCCAGCTCCTGATATTAATTTCTTAATATCCTTATCATCTATTATATCTTCAGTTCTTCTGAATAAATCTTTCCATCCAGCTGTCTTTTCTATGTAAGTATCCATATCAACTTTTGCATCATGTTGAACTGCTACATAAGTTATAGCAAGAGCACAAGACTCTATAATAAGACTCATAACTAAACCTCTGTATACAGTTTTAGCAAACATAGAAAATTCTTTCTTATATGATTTAGCAAATGCTTGTGCGTTATCTTCAAGTATTGCTAGAAGCTGTTTAGTTTCAGATAAATACTTAGACTTCTTAACCGCTTCCGTATATAAAGTACAAGCATTTAATATATTTAATATATCATTATAAGCTTTTAATTTCTTAATATCCCCTTGAGAAGCATCTATCATTTTTATAGCTTCATTGTACTGAGTTAGTGAAGAACCCATCTTTCTTACATTAGTAGGGTCTATTCCTTCTCCTACCATAAACGCAAGATGACCTATTTGGAAGTCTTTAAGTTGAGGGTCTTCAGCTTCAGCATACAGTTTATAGATTTTATTTCTAAGACTAGGATGAGAGTATTCGTCCATAGCTCCTTTAAGTTCAATATCTATCATACCCATAATTAACCTCCAATCTTAATAAGTTCTTTTAATTTTCTTTCGACTTTAGTTGTATTTCTTTCAATATCATCTATAGTCATAACCTTAAACATAGCATCTCCGTCTTTCATTATTTTAACGACGTTAGTACCAGTATTAACTTCATAGAAAGCAAATGCGTAGAAACTTTCCATTAAAGCTTTTACTTGTCTTTCATTTTCAGTATCTATCATATATCTTTCTTTGATTCTATCTGCAACTTCATCTGATATTACAAATGTAGTAAATGGGAAAGATTTAATGAAGATATCTCTTTTTCTATTCATAAGCTCTAAAGTTTTCCAAAGCTTATTAGAAGTAGCTTGAGATTTAGCTTCAACTTTTAATCTATCCATTTCAAGTAAGAAATCTCCCATGAAAGATATTTCTCCCTTTGTAAGTTTTATGAAGTTTTTAAAGAATCTATTTGCGTCGAAGTTTCCGATTCTTGTAACAAGTTCATCAACATCAACAAATCTTACAACTCCTTCAAACCCCATTTGAACTTTAACAGTTTTAACTTCCCCAGACCTATCGTGTCCAGCATTTGCAATATATGGAATTTCAACTTGAATAAATGTAGGTCCTGAACCTTTATCTCTCATTATCTGAACTCCGTCTGCTTCTCCGTAATAGTTAACCTTTTGTAATCTATTACCAGCTCTTCTTAAAGCTTCAGCGTATACCCCGCCTTCTCCTTCTTGCATATTTCTTTCCATTCCACCTAGAGTAAGACCTGTTATGTATTCTGAAGTTCCTTGTGTTGTATTGTCTGTAAATCCAGCATTCATTCTTGTAAATGGTAAAGAACTCATAATAGCTGCCATAGAAAGCTCACAAGTTCCACGATTTATTTCACCTTCTATAAAGTTCTTAGTTGCCATTCCAAGAAGAGTTTCTATATCCTTTGCAATATCTGAAGCTGTAGTTTGAGGTACGTCTGAGCTTACTATAACTGGGAATGTGATTACATTATTATTACCAGAGTTAATAAGTGACTCTTTACCAGTAGCTAGAGTTTTAGATACATAACGCATTCTTGCTTGAACTATACTTGCGATTATATTTGCAAAATATGTTGTTACATCCATTTATTTTAAACCTCCTTTATTTTTTATTAAAACTATATAATTTGTTCGTAAATACAAAAAATATGGGGTTTATCCCCATATTTAGCTGAATAATTTAAGTCTAAATTCTGCAAATTCTTTCTTCAAGTTCTCATCTTTATTTATAACTTTAGCTATAAATTCTGATGGATATAAGTATTTAAAATCATCATAATTAAATACTTCATCTTTACCTGCAAGAAGATTTGTAATATTATTTTCAATATATTCTCTTGACCTTTTCTCTCCATATCCTTTAAGACCATTCCACCCATGTAGTGGTATTCCGTGCATACATATATAATACGGATATAGTCCGTATGGGATAGTAGTAGGAAATCTGTATTTAGCATTTCTTCTCTTTGCTGATACATTAAATATTGGGTCTACGTCTTTACGATATACGAATGTACCGTCCCACATAGTTCCTCCGTATCCTGCAAGTTGAAGCATAACTAAACTTCTTGAAAATATAAGTGTATCTTTATAGAATGTAGTTAGTACAAATGCAGCAAGAGACGGTTCAAACTTACCACAATTTATAAGCTTTATATTTGTAGTCTTTGCTATATCTTCTAGCTTTTTAATATACATCATTATAATATCATCTGAAAGCTTAGGACGCTTATCATAGAAGAAATCTAAATAAGCGTCTCCTAAATGCTCTTTAAGATAAGTTTTACTATCTTTGATATTATATAAAATGTATATCTTCTTATCAAGGTTTTCAGATATAAAGTCTCTTATTATATTTGTAACTTCAGATAAGAACTTAGAAACACCATAAGTTTCTAAGCCTTCCATTCTACAAATAGTATTGAGTGCTGAGTTGAAATCAAGTATCGCACAAGTTACATGACTTGGTTTTATTCCACCCCAGTTGATGTTAAATAAATCTGAGATTCTCTGTATACAAATTTCGGCAGGGATTTTGTGTTCCTTCATTCTTATCACCTACCTTATATTAAATCTTCAGATACTACATCAATATACCACTTAATACTTTTCATATTAACTTCTCCACCACAATATATTTCTATGTAATTTAGAAGATACGGTATACTTCTTTTTACAAATAGTGCTTCAAATATCTCTTCTATTGTATCTATAATACTATATACTATATCATTTATAGAAGATGATATACATATCGCATTTATTATATCCATAAGTATTTCTGAGTTTATACAGGCTCTTAGGTAATCCATCATCATAATACAATCTTCACTCATATTGTGATTATTATACATCTGATATATCGCAGTTGCTATTGCCATAGATACAAGCATACAAGTTGTATTATTCTTAGCTTCTCTTGAGCCTATATAGATTGCCTTATCATCACTTATAAGTCTGTACTTATATTCCTCAGCTTCATCTAAGTTACTAAAGTACATACCTTTATATTCTTCCCAAGTATACTTTATATAATAAGGACTGTATCTATTTCCAAACTTAGTATCATATAGTAAATCAGATGAGACATATCTTTTGGCTGATATTATATCATTTTCAAGCATATATTGAATTGATGACTTATCGTCATAGTTAAGAAGTATCTCCCCTAAATCACTTGCCATTGCTTCTTCTGCTATAATATTTAGAAGTCTTTTCTGAATATATAAACTTCTTTCTTGAGCCTCTTTATCAACATCATTATTTATTTGATTAAGATAATATCTGAAGTTTCTTATATCTTCTATAGTAATGATATTCTTATTCTCAAAGTATTGCAGTTTCTCAGACAGCATATCACAGTTAAATCTGTGTATTATTTTATTCAGTCTTTCAATGTCATTATTTAGATAATACTCGAGTATTTCAACGACATCTATTTTATTCATTATGTAATTTTTCACTACTCTATTCAACTTATTTGCTACTTTAATATTTAATTTCATTTGTAATAAGCCCCCTTAATATATAGTCTATAAGAATTATCATTATGTCTTTTGAATAAGGCATAGCTACATTCTCATTAAGTATATTATATATACTCATAACTTTAACTCTTACGGGTACTCTACCTTCCCCTTGGCTATATATTAGTTTATCATGATACGCCTTTCCTATAATAGTAAGAAGCATATCATCATGTACCATATAGACTCTCTGTAGCTCTTCATCTACTGAAGTTAAAGGATGATTATATCCTGCAATAAATCTAGTCTTGTCCACTTCATTCCATACAGTTACTATAAGATTCGAGTCTTTATTATAAAGAATATTCATTCTTTCAATATGGGCTGAGAACTTTCTTCTCAGCCTTTTTGTATCCTTTCTTACTTCATCTTCAAAGTATCCATTCTCTATCATCTTTAGATAGACATGGTGTGGTATATATCTATCATCAAATGAAAGCCTCATACTACTCTCTCCTTTCTTTGAAGAATGTCTGTACATATATTACACTAGCCATAAGTACAGCGGCTACAGTATACTTCATAGCGTCTGTAAAGTCATCAGACTCAAAGTCTTTCTGAAGTATCATCATATATGTCGCAAGAGGACCAGTCTTCATCTTACTATACCAAGACTTATCATAGTCATAATCATAGTTTATAGACATATCTATCGGCCATTCTGTAAAGTATGTGATTACGATATGTGCAAGATATGAAGCTAGTTTATCTGTATCTATGCTTTCAAGTTCACTCACTCTTGCTCTAAAGATATCCCCAAACATTATTGAAAATGCAGTTATAAATACCATCATAGCATCTTTATGTGAAGCCACCCTTAGTTTATGATATACAGTTAAATTCATGTGCTCAAAATACTCATCATAACCAAAGTCTCTAAATAGTATAGTATTAGCCATAGTTCTTATATCATGTGCCTCATCTGCACTATATATAGGGTCATTAGTTCCATCAATTATTTGACGCTCAATAACTGTCGCCAGTTCATCACTATACTCATCTTCCCACTCATAGCCACCTTCTTCAGTACATAGCATGTGCTTTACATTAGAAGTTCTATCCCCTGCTTCTATAATAGCTCTTCTTATCTCATAAGGATTTACAAGGTCATAGATATTTGTGATATTAAGATGAGACTTAAGTTGTTCCTTTATGTCATCATAGATATTAACTCCTGAGAACATGTCATCAGTTTTCACAATATTTTTAAGTATTCTTCCTCTTGGTATTATATGTGGATGAATTCTCATATTATAAGTCTCCTTTCTAAATAGTTCTTAAACATCATACAGATACATGTGAGTGCCATACTCTCTTCTTGTAAATCCCTGTAGTTATACATAAATAGCATACCCACATCATCTTTTTGTACACACTCAAGTATAGAATCAGGATACTCAAATGTAAGTGCACTTTCATATATGTCAAACTGTTTAAACTCTTCATATCTGTGTGCATATAGTTTTATAATATCACTTCTAAGCTCATGAGATATATTAAATAGTACAGTAGTTACATAATCTGTAAGAAGAGTATAAGGAGCATAGTTTATAGCTTCTATCTCATCTTCCTTTGATAAGTGTGCATACATGTCTACAAAGGTATCATAGCACACTTCAAAGAATGTTATCAAATCATCAGAATCATAAAGCACTAAAGACATATCTGCACATATATCAGCGTCAGATACAGCTTCTTCTGCACCACGTATAAGCTTTAACTCTCCATATCCTTCGTCCATTATTGTCTCAGGAAATCCTTCTTCTGGTGTTATATCACGACCCTCAAATATGAAATCTAGTACATCTACTTCTTCAGGCAAATACATACCAAACGCCTTTAGAGAACTTCTGTAATCTTCAGCAAATTCATAATCATTATCGTAATCATAGTATTCAACTTCATTACCGTAGTTAGACACATCATACAAAGAATACTTAACTAAAGACTTAAGTTTAGTACCTTCTAATTCCCTAATACTCATATCATCAATTATATTATCTATCATTGACTCATAATCTTTTGACATTTGGTATATCGCCTGCTCTGGTTGTCCACTTCTTAAAAGTTTCATGTATCCATTACCTTGTAATGATAATATTCTTTTTCCCAAATTCACCTTCACTCACCCCCACTACATAATTTAAAATACCAGCTACAGTATTTCTAAGTATTATATCCAGTCTTTCATCATCAGTTCTCGGAACGTAGAATCTTATATATGGACCATATAGTATAAAGTCATAATATGTAAACATGTTATGAAAATAAAAATGCAACTTTGTTATTAACTCTTGTGGATAACACATCACATACATATCCCATACATATCCTTGCTCTTTCCCTCTTATATTACATATAAATCTTACAGAGTATTCTATCAAGAAGTCTATAAACTTATTGACATTCGTAACACCATATATTATAACATCTCCATCATATAAAGGTATTTCTCGAAGTTTTAACTTCTCTTTATTCTCACCTATTGCTTTCCAAAAGAACCTAAAATATGTGTCATAAAAATAACTGACACTGTATATCTTACCTCTATATAGAAAGCTTATACTTGGGTCACACTCTGCAAGGGAATTCTCTATTCTTGTACGCCTTATTTGTTCCTTTAAAGATAACTTTACAATTTTCATCTTTTTCTCCTTTTATCTGCATTGGAGTTTTAGTAAGTAACTTTCTTACGGTTTTAGCTATAGTTATTACTATAAGATTATATAGTATATCTACGCTCATTTTAGAAAATAACTCTTCTCGTATTCTCTCCATACAATCTGATACAATCTCATCTTTTGTATATCCTTTGAATGTTGTATCCATTTGTATCTTTTCATACGCTGGAATATAGTCTATAAGTTCAGGAACTCCCCTTTCACTTTTTCCCAAAAAGAATTCTTTTCCTCTTTCTATAAAATTTGTACCTACTTCATACAGGCTTTTAATAGCTGTCACTATTGCCATAGCTTTTGTAATCATTATAACGCCATCTCCCTTATTAGATTGTCAAAAAAGAATGGTGTGGGAAACCCCACACCATATAAATTTATCTTACTTCTCTGTAGTTCTTGTTACCGAATTCTACAGTGTAACCATCTCTTCTATTGAAAGTGATGGCAATGGCATATTGAGAGTTTCTATTCAATATGTCATCTTTATTTATGCAATTATTCAAAAGTTCACAAGCAGTTAGAGTTACAACTGTTGCTGTATCTAAGAACACATCAGATTGTCCCCCAGCTCTGTCTACTATGTGAGGTACACAATACTTAGAACTAAATTTTTCTAAGCTTGGTTTTTCTTGAATTATACCTATTGCAATTAGGTTTAAATCATCTATTGGAGCTTTCAAGTATTTACTGTCAACTGTAATTACTGGTACAGTAGATAGGTAAGAGTTATCTTCACCATAAGCTACAATTTTCTTGATTATGACTTCCATATTCTTTCTGTCGTTTTCATCGACAGTTTGAAGTTCTCTTTCTGGTGAGAACTCTTTTAAGTTAATGTCAAACGGAGTTCCTATTTCTCCTTGTAAAAACGCAGATATATCACCTAGTCTTACATTAACTCTTAAACTTATTATGTCCGCTTTTCTTCCTTCTATCATTGTCTTATTTCCTCCTTGATAATTATTATTTGTGTAACTATTAGTTCTTTCGATGTTCTCTCTAGTAGAGGCTTTAGTTTCTCTTACAGTTCCAAACATCTTTGATTCTCCTGAAGATTTTATTTCTTTAGGAGTTTGAATAGGAGTGTCTTCAACTTTAGGCTCTCCTTCTTTAGTTTCTACTACTTCAGTAACCTCATCTATTCTAGGTTTACCAAACACTGTAGGCTTTTCTTCAGCTACAGCTTCCTCTTTTACTTCTTCAGCGATTTCAGCTTTTGCTTCTTTCACTTCACCTTCAAATTCTCCGGGTTTGTTAAACTTCCCAAATTTTCCGAACTTTTCTTCTTTACTCATAATTTGTCCTCCTTAAAATTTTATATTTTGTATTGCTACACCTATATAATATATAGGCTAATTATTGAATTGTGCATTCTCCGACAGAATGCTATCGTATGTATCTTCTTCGTCATATTTAATGGGAACGAGTTTTGATACCTTTTCGATATCAATACTCAAATGTGGGATATAGACATATGAAGGGTCAGCAAGTGCTTGTGCCTCCATATATGAACTATGCAGATGTTCGCAAATCTGTAAATCTTTCATTACTTTTAATTCATTTATAAATACAGGGTCGTAGATAGGTTCATGTATTTCAAATCTACCTGAAGTTAAATACATAAGTCTTGGTATTCTGTATTCAAGCTCTCCTATCTCTACTATATCTTTAAATACTGTAATAAATGATTCATCTCTTGCTTCTACAAGTTCATAAGTCTTTTTAATATCTATAAGGAAAGGTTCAAGTATTCTCATACAGATTTTAAATATCTCTTTCTCATCATCATTTACTTGATATGAAGACATTATATTTCTTATATCAACTATACATCTCATTTGAGATTCTTTATCTAAATCTTGCAAAGTAAAGTTAATAGAGTTATAAGCAAGTCTTACCATCTCTTCATTTGTCATAGACAAATCTCTTAAAGGGTTATAATCCTCATCTTCATAATCTACATTATCATCTTCATATCCTTCAACCTCATCTATTATTTCTCTATAGTATTCTATAAGCTCTTTATAAGAAGGAGTAAGAGGAGTTTGTATAACTGAAGATAAGTTATCTATAAGATATGAAAAGTTATACTTAGTTGTAATCTCTCTTAAGAAACTACGACCTGATGACATATCCATATTAAGAAGTAACTTCTCAAGTTTATCTAGCATATCCATTATATCCATAGATGTAATGACGTAAGGTACTATTTCAAAGCCTTGTGCTCTCATGTGCTTTATAGCTATATCTACAAGCTCTACTACATCTTTTCTATATGTAAGTAAGTTATCTTCATTCATATTATTTATAATAGTAGTAACTATCTCTGTAAGACCTGAAGACTCTCTATACTCATCTTTTAATTCATTTAAAAGATATACTTGCTTTTCTTCAGAAGCTCCATTAAATGCTGATGGGAATTTCTTTATAGTTAAGTATATTATCCCAGCATTATCTTCATAAGACAGTATTTCATCAGTTGTAAATTCATCAAGTATTTGGTCAACTACATTTGGTGCATGAGTGATAGCATATAAATTTGATAGTGCCATATACTTGGTTTCTCTTGCACTCACCTCAAAGTTTATCATAATTCCGACATCTCCTTTATATTTTTCTTAAGTTATTAAAAGCATATATCATTGCATTTATACCATCATCTGTAGGCAACTCAATAACCTTATCAGGTTTAAACTCATAACTTCTTTTACAATTATTTATCATACATATTATAAACCACAAATCTGTAGTTTTGTATACGTCATACGACAGTGACTTAGGAGAATGAGTATACTTAACTATCTCAGACTCTGTAAGTGCTACTGGCTTTGTATCAATATATTGTGGTAATACATCAGTTATTAAAGCATCATTCATTTCATCAAATCTAAATGTATCAAGTCTCATATTATCATTTTGACTCTTTATATAAGAATCGAGAGTTTCGGGTTTTATATTCTTATTAAGCATCTAACTCCTCCCTATATACTCTAAACGCATTATCAAGAGATTGACTTCTGAAACGAAGAACTGATTCTTTATTTCTTCCATATTTAAAAAATAAATAAATTAGCTTAGTTTCATGTCTATCCTCTATAAGATAATTAAGTTCAGTTATTATTGTCTTTCTAAGTCTTTTGTATTCTATCTGTCCATCTTCAAGACGAACAAGCTCAGGTTTATCACAAGCAAAGTGCCATATAGATAAATCTGTCTTTATACAAAATATATCATCAGCTTTATATGGTCCATTCTCTTTACATCTTTTAGTAAAGATTCTTTCTATCTTCTCCATATGAAAGCTTGTCTTAGTCATACACAACATCTCCCCCAATAGGTACTTTATGTGGTATATGAAATATAACAAGATTTCTTGTATCCCCATCTAAGAAAAGTCCAAGTAGTAAGTCTCCGGGACTAACCGGAACATCATTTAATTTATAGTAATGAAACTTTTCAAAATGTGATTTCCCTGTATGTTTGTGATAGTGGTCAGCACCTGTTGGTATCTCAGGTCCCGGCGGTATAGAAACATACTTCTCTTCTATAAAGTAATCAGCGGTTTGAGCATCCACATCTCCATCATGATGTACTCTGTAGTCAGTCGCATTCTTTGCTTTTATTTCTATCTTTGCATCTCCTGTATCAGCACCCAATCCTAAGATTGGTACACGGACATAAAAGTAAGGGTCAGTTATCTTTCCGCCTTGTGTTGCATAGCAAGACACTGCTCCTTGTGGTATATTTACATTCATTCGTAAACCCCCTTTAAATTCGTTATTTCCTAAGGAAATGTTTGAAAAGTGGCTTAAATAAATCAAAAACACGCATATAAAGTATATATAAGGGGTTGATTAGATTGGATAAGATGACACTAGATTTGCAAACTAAAAGGATACATAGTGTAGGAATATCACAAGCAATCAATGTTAAAAGGTTAATAGAAGATTATTTAGATGAAAACTTTAAGGGTAAAGATATAGAAGTGTGTAAGTTATATTTAGGTCATGATAATGATTATTTTAAGTCTTTAGGATTTGATATTAAGTTCTCAGATATATTCAGAAGTGAGATGACATCTCCTATAGATTTGTGCTACAGATTTATTGCTGAGAATCTACCGTATTGTGATATATTATTTGTGCTTATAGATGGTACTGTAGATAGAGATGTAACTGATGAGTTACTTGCAAATATACCACTTACATCACATATCGTTTACCTATACGATAACTTACTTACAGATTATTCAAACGGAGAGTTTTACAAAAGATTTGTAAAGTGTGATACTGATATACAGACATATAATAGAAAGACAGATGTAAACCCAGCAATTAATATGCTACTTAATAAACTTAAGAAATATCAAGTTAAATACTTGACATCTCCTGAGTTTGCCTCATCTGAGTTTATTATAACGCAAGAGATATTAAAAGATGATGAACTTTTAGATTACGATAAAATAGTTCTAGTAAACGGAGAAAACTTAGCTGAATATAATATAAGAATAAGAGAAGCCCTATCAAGAACTTTCTCTCCTACTAAAAGAGATAAGATGATAAACTACTCTCCAATAACAGCTAAAGTTCCTATAAATGAATATGAAACTAAAGTATACTATATACCAATATATAGCGACCTTACAGTAGTTGATAAGATTACAGAACCTGAACCACTTGTAGCTCCTATTTATAGATTTAAGTATGTGACGCCTGATAATGAAGAGATTGAGTTTGAAATACCAGTAAACTTAGATTTTATTAATAACTTAAATGAAGGAGCTGTAGATAAAGATTGTGAGCTTTTACCTCCTGTAGGCTATAAACTTTACTTTAGTTACGCTGTACCACTATATGCTATGTGCAAAAGATATGATAAGATACTTCTTATTATAAGCGATGACAGTATCTTAAATAAGTCAGTAGTCTATACAGCTATAAGATATGCTAAGAATAGTTTTAAGATTGTACACGGTTCTAATATCGTCTTAGAATAAAAAAAAAAATTAACATTGTTAATAATGAAGATAGACAGATAATAAATGGATAATTTATAATCTTTGTGTAATAAATAATAATGAGACGCTCACGTTATTCTGTCTATCTTCACCATTATAATATATAACTCAGAAAATTAATGGTGAAGATATACGGAATATAATATTATGTCCGATAATTTAAAATTAGGGTTTGGTAAATATAATGACTGATAATGAATGGTACGGCTAATGCCGTACCATAAATCTTAATCTATTTTTGTTGATTTATAATTCCCTCTAGGTTGATAAGTCTTTTTGAAGTCTTTATTTGCACCATCTTTTCTAAAACCTTTCTTAAATCCATCTTTTCTGTCGTTGTTGAATTTCTTAACAGGTTTTTCATATCTTATATCTTTCTTAGAAGATTTCTTATGAGTTATAGATGACTTATTATTTACAAAGTCTTCACTCATAAATATCAATGTAAACTTTTGATTTCCGAAGTATCTAAATCCATCTATCTTTTCTTCCTTTTCATAGAAGTCCCATAATGGTTGTGGGTTAGGAACTTCATTTATTTTTAATGAGTCAACTTCAAAGTGTTTGAAGTATGTTCTTCTGTGTTTTCCTTCTTCTAATAGGTTAAGTCCATATATTACATTTGAAAGACCTACATGTCTGAATTTTCCTGAGATTACTGAATTATATAAAGGTATTCCTAACTTACCTTCTTTACTTTTATATACACCAAATCCTACACATATATCTCCTTCTTCTTTATGGTCTACGAATACTGAAGCAATATTCCAACCAATCTTTAAATCATCTTGCTTTTTGTATAAAGCTTTAAGTACAGCTTTAGCAGTTCTAAAATTATCTTCATATTCTTGAATAGATAAGAACTTCCAGTTATTTGAATTTTGATATTGCTCAGCAAGTTCCATACTTCTGAAGTACCAATCAAGTCCTCCTATATGAGTTTCTTTTCTTTCTTTCTTTTCAAAGTTTCCTCTTTTTTCAAATTTTCCGTACTTTCCGAATTGTTTTCTTTCCATAATTAATACTCTCCTTGTATATATTTATTTAGACACTTACATAGTAATCTATCTATTAGGTTTACAAAAAATAAGATAAAAGGCTAGGGTTTCCCCTAGCCAAATACTTATATAACAGATTTACCTGATTGTGGCATATCAAGTTTAGGATAAGTGATTCCTTTAAGACGAGTAGCATGTCCTCTAGCTCTATTAAGTTTATCTAAATATCCTTGAGCAGCTTTGAATACGTTTACATCATTATCTATAGGCATACCAGTAAATTGTAATCCAACTTCAACGTGTTGATACTCACCTTTAGTAGTATTAAACATTGATAAGTTAGCTTGTTTAGGTAGCATATTAGTTATGTATGCAGAGTATATTACATATTGCTCAGTTGGGTCCATAGTGAAGTAGATTCCTTCCATAGACATATTAGCAGGAGTTGGTGCTCCTTGGAAACCGAACATGTGTGTTACTCCGTCTCTTATAGATAATGAACCTTCAATCCAGTTAGTCATATAGAAAGTATAAAATCCTCCATCAAGTTCAGCAACCATATTGATTGTGAACTCTCTTGCAAGTCCTGAAGTCTTAGAAATGTAATCCATTTGATATCCTTCAACACCGGGGTCTTTAGTTCCTATTTCTGCTTGTCTGTCTTGAACGAATTCAAGTCTGTTTGATGCAACCATTAGCATTTGTCTGAAGAATGCTGTTTCTCTAGGAAAAGCAAATTCCATAAACGCAGCCATTTGAGTTGGCACGAATACTCCACGACCTGTAGTATAGTGATGAAGAGCATTTAGCGTTCTTCTTGACACTATACCGGGTTTTAAGTAGTGGAAATCATTCGCTGTTATATCATAAAGGTGGTGAGATTTTAGATTGACTCCATCACCTTGTGATTGTGTTATCTTATTTCCGAAATAATCAAAAGCCATTTATTCTCCCTCCTTAAGACGCATTTTCAACTAAATGTCTGTAGACATTTAATTCTAACTTATGTGATTTATTTGAACCGAATAGAGTTAAATCAACTGAGTGAGTTAATAACCCTTCTGCTTGAGCAAATGTATCTTCATAATAAGCATTATAAACGATACTTGCACATTTACTTCTAAATTCTTCTAAGTCTTTATTTACTATAGCTTGTACTGTAGCAACTTCAGATTCTTTTTGTAAGAAGTGTCTATTTCTATTTAATGTATCTGTAATCTTCTTCATAATTCTTCCAATTAAGAAAGCGTTATGATATTCTTGAAGTATAGATACTTTATAAGGGTCAGCAGATGCCATCTTTTGACCATCTAAGAAATATCCCATCTTAGAAGAGCTTATATAGTTCCATCCATTAGTTACAAGATAAGTCTTGTCTTCAATATCAGTTAAGATATTGATAACTGGAGTTATTGTACCAGCAATAGGTCCTCCAACTATTCTATTTGCAAGAATAGGATTTGACCAACCATCTTTAACGAATTCTACTTGAGCATTTATCATTAAATATGTAATAGGTACATTTAATGTCTTTTGCTCATCTGTGTCATAGTAATCTGCCCAGTTTACTTCTTTTAGACACATGTAGTTTGTCATTTTAAATCCTTCATCGAAAGATTTAAGTTCCGCTATAGATTGAATCTTGCTTGGACAAATAGTAGCAATTATGTCTCTTCTTTTTGGAATAGATGTAAAGTTACCTATCATTTCCTTTACAGGAACTGGATATCCGATGTCGTATATAACGTCAGCTGGAACTTCATTGAAGTCTAAGATAACTGGTTCAAGTCTTCCTTCAAAGAAGCTCTTACATAAGTCTTCATATATCTTAGTATTACCAGTAGGACCAGTAACTTGTAAGTTCCAATCGAATTTACCTTTTAAGATTTCTCCGTTTGTACCTTTATCAAGTCTTACTCTATCTATATAAGTAGCTTGGTCTTCTAGTAAGTCAGAGAAGAATCCGAATCTTCCGTTTCTTCCAAATATTGTACATAAAGCTGTAACTGGAATGTCGTCTTCTTCAAGAGCAGCTTTAACGATTTGAACTTTTGCAAGTTCTCCTTCTATTGCTGTTTTAGCAAGAGCAGACGCTGTAAGTCCACCGATAGCAGTTTCTAAATCTTCTTCTAACTTTCCTAAAGCTGCTATTACAAGTTCAGCAAGTTTAGTATGGTTAGCTTCAGAAGCATGTACATTTAATTGATAAGATTGACTATTCAAAACTTGCTTGATGTTTAATGGTACAACATCGTATCTTGAATCTTCAACAGCATTTATTTTGTATCTTTCTCTTTGGTTTTCAGATAAGATTACATCCATTTGATAAATGTTATCTTCTTTAGAAGAAACAGTTCTCATCTTTTGGAATACAACTTCTGTCTTATTACCTAAGATACCAGCACCAGTTCTCATAAGAACATAAGCAGGAACTACATCAGTATCACTATCTTTTGAAGGAGCGATAAGTTCAGCATCTGCTTTTCTCTTTAAGTTTTGATGATTTTCGTGAGCATATGAAATTGTAGGAGCTTTAGTTAAAGATACTTCAACCCAGTCAGTATTAGCTGTACCGTCAGTAGGTTGAGCGTCTTGCCAAACACCAGTTTTCATAATGAAGTATTTCTTCTTAGGTGTAGTAGTATCAGCTGGAGTGATACGAACATTTAAAGACACATTGGCATTTTTAGACTTTTCATCAGTAAGTCTTCTAACATATGTCCAACCACCAGCTCTTAGGTTTTTGATTATAGCCTTACCTATAAGACCATGACGTTTGAATGTTTGTTTTCCATAAAGCTCAGTAAATTGAGATTCCATAGTAACAACCATTATTCTATCATCTGGACCCATATCTGCAAACACTGGCGATAATTGTCTATTTGTATTATCTAGTGGAGAAGATGGTAACTTCACTTCGCTATAGTCATTTATTTCCACGTAAGTATGTGGGAACATTTGTTTTGTATAATAAAATATAGCCATTTATATTTACCTCCTATTGTTATTTATTTTTTAAAATTTAACTACCGATTTGTTCGTTTTGGGTTTTTTAGTGGGCTTTTTAACATATATTTGTAAATAGCTTGGTTATAGAATTCCTACCTTTTAGGATTTATATATAGGGAAGAGACACATAAGTTTCTTCCCGTCTTGTAAAAATTTTTACCCCTTCCCAAACGCTACCCCGAAAGGGGTAGCATAAAACAAGCCCAATAGTTAATAAAGGAGGTAATAAATATGGAAATTACAACTGAAAATAAATTCCAAATGAATGGTGCTTCTGATACTTTTAAGAAAAGAACTAAAGGAATACATCCTAAGTTACAATTATGGCTTGGGTATATGCTCGCTACTTGTCCTGTGGATATATTTATATCTGAAGGAGTAAGAACGCTTGAAACTCAGCAAGAATACTACTCTCGTGGTAGAACTAAACCCGGAACTATAATTACTTGGGTTGATGGTATTAAATCTGTGTCTATGCACCAAATCCAAAGAGATGGATATGGACATGCTGTTGATGTATATTATGTAGGATGGAAGAATACAGACCCTGCAAATGACCCTAGATGGCAAACTATCTACGAACATGCAAAGTTATGTGCAAAGATGTTAGGACTTCAAATGGAACATGGTAGAGACTGGAAAAGAATAGACTCACCTCATCATCAATTAATGGAATTTGATGTTGTTGAAGTTCAAGAGTTTCAAAACATGAAATCAAAAGGTATCAATCAAAGAGGATAAAAAAAAAATAAAGGCTGGGGTAACCCAGCCAATATTTTATTTATTATCTATATAACGTTGTAGTTTACCTAAGTAATATTCACTAGATGTCTCATCATTATCACCTATAAGACTTGCTAGTTCAAAGACTTCTTTATTATCTCTTTTAAAGTCTCTTATAAACTTTACAACGCCATCTTTTAAGTCTGATATAGTTGAGTTATCTTTATTAAATATTGCTGTACAATTAGATAGAACTAATTCCTTTATCTTTCTCTTCATCTCATCTTTATCCTCAAGATTTAAGATACTATCTATATCACTATCTAAATTGTCAATCTCATACAATTTAGAAAAGACATTGTCATACTTAAGTAATATATTAGACATTATAGAATTATACCTATCTTTATCACTCATAACATAAGCTTCTACGATATCATCATCTATATAGTGTCCAACTCTTAATACACCATAGTAAGCTCCTGTATCTTGCATAAATCCCATAAGAGCTACTATACTTTTATATAGCTCATCATTTTTAATACCTTCTTCAGTATGAGCTGAATATTTAGGATAGTTTTTAAATACATTTAAAAGCTCTTTTTCTATTTCACGTTTAGTAAATAAAACGTTATGCCAATTATCGCTATCCTCTTCTATTGGTACACCACGATATAAGATACGGTATGGGTAAGTGTTATCGGTAGCTATGTCATTTAAAATTTTCAGTGTTTTGCTCCATTTATCTTTAGGAGATAAATCCTCATCATATACTTTACCCATCCAATTAATACTATTCCACTTTCTTCTATAGAATAAGTTAAGCTCATCTAAAGCCTTTACTCTATCTTTAAAGAAATAACTCCACCAATTTCCTTTATCCATAATACCACCTATGCCTTCTTAGCTTCTGCTATTACTGGGTCTTCTGGAATATAATCTTTATTTACTATAAACTCAGTAAATATCTTATCATTAAGTATATTAGAACCCATTTCTTTGTGTACTTTACTTGCTATTTCTACTGCAAGAGCATTTACTCCATCATCTGCAAGTATTTCGATAAAGTTATCAGCTGAAACTTCAGGACCTTTCATATAATTCCATACTTGTCTTGTGACATCTCTTATAAGCTTTCTTATCATATATCCTTCTCCATAGTTATGAGTGGCTCTATAGTTTAAGAAGTCTGTATCACTTGTAATCTTAAACTCATCTTCAAATAGAACTGAATTATCGCAAGAATCTCCTAACATATTTAAACTGAATATATTGCAAACTTCCATATATCCATCTGCGATATCTCCCTTCTTATTAAAGTATGTCTTATAGATAGCTTTAACTTCATTTACAGTCTTATCATCTGTATACTCATTTGTAAAAGCTACGATAACTGGATTATCAAAATAATATCCTATTTCTCCACAAAGTGCTGCATACAGTGAAGCGTCTACAAGTGTATCATAATCATTTATAATTTCCTCTTTATCAGTTCCAGATATTGCTATAGGATTTACAAGTACAATAGATAAGTCTAAGAAATCAACTTTACCATACATATTTTCTTTTCCACTTGCAGCGTATAACTCTTTGTGGTCATAATAATAGCTTGCAATAATATCAAGTCCTTCTATCGCTTTAAGCTCTGCTAACACTCTATCAAATCTTTCCTTTTTAGTTAAATTCTTCATTTTATATCACTCCCTACTGTAGCCACATATTGTGGTATTATAACATTTTCACACATATCATAGTAAACTCTATTTTCAATAAATACACTGATATGGTCTTTATCTAAGTTCTTTGCTATAAGCTTATAATCAGCCGATAATCTATTAGTATTTAAGTTCATATCGAAAGAAAATGATGTTTCTTGCAACTCTTTTAATATTGTATCTTTTACAAGGTCGAATCTCATAATCATTCTCATAGTGTTAAATAGTCCCTTGTAGTCAGCACCATCTATTTCAAATGTATGCTCCAATGCTTTTGCTTTAGTTTTCTCAGTTGGACCCATAGTATATATGCTATCACACACTATGTGATGTGTAGACTCTAGTACAGTTTTAAATCTTCTTATTATTATTCCTAATATGAAATTGTGCTTAACAGTTCTAAGTCTATCAACTTCTTCCATATCATCTGTAAACTGCTTAAATCTAAATGATACTAACATATCTATTCCCCTTTCTTTTCTTCCATAAGTGATATTACCTTATCTCTTAATTCATCTGAAATAAGATTAACTCCATCTTTTGTCATAAGGTCATCATACGCCTCTTGTAGTATATCCTCATCATCACAGCTTAACTCATACGACAGTAGAGCCTTAACTAGATTAGAGTAATGACAAGAAGCAAATTCCTCTAATACTCCTTTAATCATTTTTGTGTCTTGATGTAACTCTTTCATAATTTTCCTCCTTAAAATTTTTATCAGTATTGCTACTACATATATTATATATACTTATATTTTCTTAGGAACATAAAAAAAAAATAAAGGCTGGGAATATCCCAGCCAATATCTTTATTGGAATCTTCTAGCATAGAATGGGTGTCCGTTATACCCACCAGCAATAGTTCCAGTTCTTCCTGTAAATTGGTAATCAAAGTTTCCACTTAATGAAGTAAATATTTCAATATGCTTTTGTACAAGATACTTCAATATCTTTCTAACTGACCAGAATGAGAAATTATTATCTCTTACTCCAGCTATAAAATTATTATCATTTATGATAGCATTTGCGAAAGTTCTATGAAGAATAACCATATTCATCATGTCTGCCTTGTCTAATGTGCCACTTTCAAATCTTTCAGCCATCATTGTTTCATAACTTTCAATGATGTTTACATTATCGGCGAAAGATTTTATCCCACCTAATAAAGAAGCATACATAGTCACAGAAGTATATCTCGCTTCTTTATCTGTATCTTCTATTTCTAAAATTTCCTTAGGCAAAGCTTGAACTAACTTCTCATTTTCAATATTGCTCAAGAAGTCCCTATTTACTCCAATCAAAATCACATCAGATTTCTCTAATGTGTTGAAATAATTAGTTAATCCAAAAGCGTCGACTACTCTACCAATAGGACACATTTCATTTTCCATATCAGTGGCTATAAATATGATATGTAGTTTTTCACAGTAATCGGAAGTTCTTCTTCCTAACCACACAAGACCTTTACCTTCAATTCCCATTTTTACTTCAGCCAATAAACTTTTCTTAGTCATCTTATGACCTCCTTAAATTTAATTTAACAGATTGAAGCTCTCACCCTTTGAGTTTACTTCTCTGTCTTCTTTGTTTATAATATATAGTCAAAAAAAAAATGCTGTAACCTAAGCTACAGCACTTATTTATATTATAATCTATGAGTTCTATAATACTCTATTCTTCTTCTTAAAGCTTCAGCATATTGTCCCATATACTGTCTTTGCTCATCTAACATATATCTTTCATCATCTGTTATAGAAAGCCAAACTGTACTTGCTTTGAAGTTTTCAAGTCTTAGTATCTTTTGAGATAGTTCTATATGCTCTTTGGTAAGTCTTTCTTCTAGTTCTTGATAGACAGAGTCTTGAGCAAGTAATGCCTGTCTATCCTTTTCATCATATTCTACAGCTATCTTCTTTACATCAACTATATTAGTTGCAAAATTAATTAAATCTGCAAATAATATACCTTTATTTGTATCATCTATACCTATATCATCATTATCATCGTAGTATATATTTCTATCCACAATATTTCTTACAGTTTCATGGATAAGTTCATCATTCTCATTCTTTATGATAAACTTATATCTTTCAGGATAATTCTCCTTAATAAAGCATCTTAGAGTTCCATGAAACTTCTCTACAAGTTTATAAAATCCTAGATTCTTTTCCATACCTTCATTAAGACATTCTTCCAAACAATTTTTAAATTTTTCTACATTCATTTCTTTTTCCTCCTATTTATTTAAAGTTTTTGTGTATGTATTAATTGTATTGAATTTACCCTTATATTTAGACTTGAATCCTAACTTCTCAAATAACTGTATTGCCACTTTATTGTATCCGTATATATTAACTGATATGCTATTAGGTTCTTTTTCTGATAAGAAGACACCTTTGGCGTATTCTTCAGTTCTTTTTATAAACTCTTTAACTAGAGCTTTCCCAATACCTCTTTTTCTTGCATAGTTTTCTACATATAAAGATTCAACTTTAGGTTCTTCTACTCCCCAATCATCAAGTAGTCCTATAAGCTCTCCTGCAACTACACCATTATATTTTGCAATAAGTATGACATGGTTATCATCTGATGATTTTTCAGATATTCTTTCTATAAAGTTTCCAATAGAAAAGTTATCGAAAGCTTTAAGATGAGCAGCTCTTACATCTTTACCAATTCTAAAGTATTCACACATACAAAGAAATGATAATATCTCAGGATTTTGAGATGTAAGATTTGAGTAAAATGAACTTCCTCTTAAATCTCCCGGAGTAATTCCTTTCACTTTATACACCATTATTTCTATCTTATCTTTTTCTTCCATTTATATCACTCCTCATCTGGTATGTATTCTGTAAGTTTAAAATACATTACAGTTATTACTTTAAATTTCTCTTCTTCAGCTATAGACATAGTATCAGTTGATATAAACTCTACCTCAAATTCATAATCTGATAATGTCTTATCTTTTAATACATCATTTATATCTTCATCGATTTTATCAAACCATTCTAAGTCATGATATGTAGGATTCCATACAGTATCACTTTCAATAACTCTTGATATTATTCTTGAAACCTTAGAGAAAGTTTTAGGTTTTTCCTCTTTTTTCTTTATTTCATCTATAATCATATTATGTCTAGCATTTGTAAAGTTTATAATACTTACAAGTTTATCAAAGTATATATCAAAGACACTACACATCTTTTCTATATTATATTCAATCTTTGTAGGCTCTGTTATACCCACGACAGTCACAGTAACACACTTAGATACTATATCTTGTAAACTCTCGTCAACAAGTGGCGGTAGTTTATCAATACCATTTTCTTTAAGTCTTTCTCTCAAAGCCTTTTTAAGTATAGGCACAAACCCCATAAGATTGCAGCCTTCCATTTCTGAATAAGCTTTTAACGACATTTTTAAATCATCTTTGTCATACATTCTAAATCACTCCCTTTTAAAAAATATGGGAGAACTTTGTCTCCCATTTGTTATTATTTCACTGTAAGCATTTTCTCAAATTTACCTTTTGTGTAGTTGTATCTTTTGTCATTTGTCCAATAATGAAACTCTTTCGTTTTAGCTGAGTTATACTCATCATCATTGTCCATAAGCTTACAAAGATTATTATAGACATACATCATAATAATCTTATCTCTTAAAGCTAATCTATTGGCTTTAATTTCAAACTCAAAATACTTAGATAACCTTTCAAAGAATGTAACTTTCTCAGTTACCTCTTTATCAGCTTTTCTTTCAAACATGTGGAAATGATGCTTATGTCCTACTTCTTTTTCAAGAATTGGGTCCAGTGCTTCTACAAGACTATTTATAGTATCTTTACCAAATAACCCTTCTCCTACTTTATTGGTATTAATAACTATAGTATCAATACCCTTTAGTGAGTTAAAGTATACCATCGATACATATAACTCAGCATTTACTTCATCAGTTAAGTATCCTGAACCATTTCTTAAATATTCACTTCCACGAATAATTAAGACATTACATCTGCTATTCTTTTCGTCAATAGCAAAATCTAGTATTTCTCCAAAACCTACTACAGCATTTCTTAAATCATTAATAACTTCACTTCTCATAACTTATACCTCCAAAAATTTTAATATTGTACTACTTCGTTTATAATATATAGTCATAAAAAGAGAATGCTGTTATTATTAGATATCTTTTATATTACGACATTTACTAAAATTATTGTCTAATATTTCATGATAGCAATAATATTTATATTTAGATTTATGCTTATTTGTATCTGTACCATATCTTATATATTTAGTCACAGTTACATCACCTACAGTAATATCACACTTAGTTGTAAATTCATATACTTCTGGTATTGAATCTGGTAGTATATCACCACACATATTTTTATACATTTCATTAGATAAGAACTTGTCATTTAATATAAATGTATGACTTACAATATCAACAACATCAGCAAAATCATTATATTCGGTATCATCTATCATAAGTATTCCTTCGCGAACAAAGTGCCTCTTTAATGATAATACAGATTGATGAATATGCCAGTTATATATCTTTGTAAGTCTTTTCTCCTCATCAGTCATATCTTGTGAAAATTGAATATAGTACATCTTTACAGTTACAGTCATAGTATCACGCTCCTTTTACAATAATGCTTAGCGGATTGTAGAAAAAAAAAAATAAGGGGATGAACCCCTATACATATTTTACTTTATATCTACCTCCTTTTATATTATTTGTAACTATACGCATAATAGACCCACCATGTAATGTATGGGTTTTAAAATTCTCTTTAAGTATTTCCAATAGGTCTTTAACGTCCATTGTGTATTGGAAGTCTAATATATCTATAACTCCCAAATTGTGGTTTATAGCGATTATGTCGTATCCCTTTTTATTTGCCTTTGTCCATGATTCAATTAATAAATATTTCATAACTATCGACCTCCCGAGTCTTTTAAATTTTGACAGCGAGCTCTCAATCCTTATTGAGTTTACTCTTGTCTTCTATGTTTATTATATATAATCAAAAAAAAAACGAGGTCGAAACATTCAAAAACACCCCTTTAGTAATTTTAAAGGAGGTTTTTAAATGAATACACTTAAACGTAACCTTGATTTATCTCCACATGATACTAAAGGAAATCCCCATAGACTTGGGAAAGCTTGGGAGCAAATAGCTCAGCTTCAATTCCTTTTAGGTTCAGTTCTTGGTGTAGATGTAGGTTCTAATGATGGAACTGTACTACATATACAAGATGTGGGAAATAAAGAAAAGGGAAGACTTTATATTGATAAAAATAATGGAAAATTATATATGTGTCTTAAAAATACAGTAAGACTTTCAAATACCGAAGTTGAGTTTGAAGAATTTACTTTAAATTCAACTTATAAATCTGATGTAGTTGATAGAGGTTCAGTGTTCTTCTTAAATGGAGCTTCTGAATATTCAGCTATTATACCTGCAAGTACAAGAATAGAAGTTAAGAACTTATCTGACTTATCAGGAGTTTTAAACTTAACTATTAAAGCTAAAGGTAGTGATGGTGGAGATGTCTCAAATTATAGACTATATATAGAAGATAGAGAATCTCGTGCATATACTTTTGCTCAACCAACTCTAAAGAAAAGAATAGGAGAAAAGATATATGTAATATTTGATACAGATGTGAAGAAAGATAGTTGTAGAGTTGACTACTATCTATACAAATAGGAAGGTGGTAGATTATGAGTATATTTGGAAGTTCGTCATATAACTCTGATTATAGTTTAAAAGAGAGCTTAGCAAATTTATACGCTACACAAAATGTGATAACAAATACACACTTTACTTTAATGATGCAAAAGTTAAATTCAGAATTTGCGGAAATGGTATATACCATATTAGGAGATACAATAGCATGGTTTGGTGATGAGAAAGATGTTGGAATTCCAAAATATGAGAGTAGTGATACGTACCATACAAGTACACTTTCGTCTACAAATTACTCATTGTATAAAGGTGCTGGAGCTATAAATTATCCGTTCAACTTAACAAAATTGGCAGTAGAAAATACCAGAATGGCTGAAACTTATGCTACATATTATTGTAAGTTTGATACATCACCTTTACCAATATATGATGTGACGAATCGTTTTAGATATCTAAGAGGTGCATTAAGAACTCCGTTTACATATAGTGGACCTAGTATGGAGAAAGACCATTCTTTAGCTAAATATCTATTTGAAATGAAAAGTATGACATTTGGTGTTGCTGATAATGATGAAACCCCAGAAAGAAGTTATAAAGTTCCTAAGATTAGAGTAAACACTTGGAGAATCCCTATATTCACAGACGGACACTATAATAGTGTCGCCTTTATTAGAGACCTAGATGTACAAATAGACTTTATGCCTACACCGATATGTAAAGATTACCTTACTAAAAATTTAGAAAGTACACATATTAGTGTAACTGGTAGAGGTTTATTTGTCGGAGAAGACTTGAATCTTCAAGAGTTTGACCCAAGTGTTGGTGTTTACCATACTGATGCTGGACAGTTTTTATCTCTATATAAAGCGATGGCTCCGGGAGACTTTACAACTGCTGTAAAAAGATTAGTGTACAGTTTAAATAAAAGACCTAATAGACATTGTCGTTATAGAGTCTCAGCTTACGGATTTGCTACAAAACCTAATTATCCCGGTGTAGAAGAAAAGTTTCCTGCTGAATGGGTTAAAGTTGAAAAGGTTTATGACACAGAAGCTGATTACCCTCTATCATCAGGATTTACTCATCCAGAGTATCGTACATCAGACGATAGTTATGGTGTTATTCCTGAAGGAATATCTCCTGACCCTGAAGACCTTACGAATCCTATGGATGTTACTGTAGACTTTGAGTTTGTGCAATGTAAAGTTGATTCAAACTTCAATCCTATAGATACATATGATATAGATGAGAGAACACCTAAAACTTTACTTGGATACCTTGTATTAAGAGCATATTCAGGTTTAGTAGGCTCTACGTTACAAGATGGGATTCACAATCCTGAAGATTTAAAAACAACAGAAGCATCTAATAATCCCGTGACATCATATGATGTCAAAACAAGACCACACGATGTATTCTTTAAGGTTACACTAAAAGCACCAAAGTATCAAAAAATGGCTGGAGGTAATTTCTTCAGTATAAGAAGAGCGAGTGAGAATGCTACAGTCGAAGATATAGACGCTGCGAAGAAGTGGGGTTGGCTTAACAATAATAAGATAGATTTTAATAAAATAGAACTTGAAGTGCATGATATGGTCAAGAGACACTTCTTAGAAACTAACATAGAATTCAATAAAGCTTTAGAAGCACCAATATACTTTGCTCCAACTTTATCTCAAATAAAAACATCTGAGATTTTTAAAGATACAGATAAAGAACTGGGGTTTATTCGTCCGGGATTTATGACATCTTATGAGAAATCTCCAGATTTCAGATGGGGTGAGTATGATTTCTACAATTATCGTATATACGATAATGGTGGGTTCTTAAGACCATCTATACACGATACTGCTTATACTTTAGAAGCTGGAGCTTTATATTCAAATGGAGAAGTCAGTGGACCTATAAACCCTGCTACTTTATATTTAGAATGCTTTGAATACGACCGTGACCAAAGATTGCAACAAATGCTTCGTAATATAAATATTGGTGGTAAATGCCTTGGAGGTGTAATGAAATAATGGACAGATTAAATAATGCTGAGCAAGATACATTGTACAGCGAAGCTTTAGGATTTTCACACCCTATCATTAATGCCATGATAGGAACGAGTCTTAAATATAATGATACAATATTTTTAGACCTGAGAACTATCTCTCAGGCTAAAAGTTTTATGCAAAATAAAAATTATGTATTGGGAAATGACGGTAAAGAAATTAAAGTTGTAACTAGAATACCTAAGTTCTATACTAAAACTAGAGATGCTATAACTGAAAGTCTCAATGAAAGATTTATGACAATGTCTTTGAAATCTATAATTTCGGAACTAGATAAATCTAATCCTTTCCGTGAATATAGATATACAGTAAATCTTGGTGATATCGTTTCAAAAGATGACAGCACATTCTATTCGCCATATAACCCTACTAAAACTAGAGCAAAACATAGTAAGGTGAAACCAAATATAGAAAGATATAACTATACTGACTTTTGTGAATATATTATATATATTCCATTATTTGTCAAAACGACAGATATCGATGACCTTCCAAAAAATACTACAAATATTGGAGAGATGAAATTTGATTTTGCGTCAGTAACCGACATAAAGTTATTTGGTTTAGAGCTCGAATTTGATACCGTTGTGCCACAAGACACTTTAAAAGACAATAGATATGAAAGTGCTTACATATATCCTAGGTCACCATTTGTGATATATGATGAGAAGAGGTTTACAGGAAGCGATAAAGAATCGAGGTATTGTGTGGATTCTGAGGTACAAGATAGTGCTAGGTGGCCAGCTAGGTCGTATTCTATTCCGAATGTATTGTCTGGTAGACATTGTAAATATCAAATGACATTTGCAAAATCGAAGAATAGAAGTAAAACGATAATACATGCGGATATGATATATGACTCTATCTGTCATACAGGAAGAACTACTCACAAGAATTTAGGGTATTATGATTACTTAAAATTACTTCGTGGTGGGAACGCTGGAAGCAAAAGATTTTATGATGTTGGTGTAGGTGATAGTGGACATACATATGCTGGTGCTTATGATGAGAATGGCGGATACGGACAATACGCAACAGACTATCCTCTTCCACTACATGTATCATTTGTATTCGGTAACAAGGTTCCTAATGATTATACGAGTTATATTGGTGGTGGTAGACGTTTCCACGATTCTTTATACAACGAAGTCCACAATTATTTGGGATGCTTAGTAATACGTACATACAGAGGAATATCACATTTTATTCCCGGGAATATGGAATCGTTTAATACTAAACCCATACGCGGTCCTATATCAGATGAGCCAGACATGTTCTTAGATTCAGATTTATGGGCAAATTTTCTGAAAAGTTTTACGGTTAAACTTTCAATTCCCAAAAAAGTCCCATCGCTAGTATTTAAAAAGGATAATGGTGATTATAAATTTTTAGAAGTGTACTCACTGAATACTACATTTAGAACAGCACCGCACACAATACATTATATAGGAGAATTTCCGAATTTTATAAATCCGCAGGCTAGTCCAGATAATGTTGGTAATGTGATGTATGGTAGTAATTCTGACAAAATGTTTATAACCGCAGCATCTATGAGTTCTTATCATAAATATGATATCGACGGTAATTATATCGGTTATATACTTGAAAATAGAAATTACTCCGCATTCGCAAAGCATATCATATCCGTAGGAGGATTTAATGGGTTCTTGTTACCGGCTGAGAGAAGAGCGATGCACTGGGGAAATAATGCAATGGGAGGTTCGTACAACGTTGCACTTTCAGATAATTTTGAAGATGGAGGTGGATGGAAATGATTGGTAACCGTAACTATATTACGAGACATGGTTTCTACAATCTAAATAAAGATATTATGAATAATATCGGGACATTTGATTTACATAATTTGAAGCATGTAGATTCGTCATTATACAAGTCATTAGAATTAATACTCGGAACAACTGTTGGAAATGAGAAATATATTCATAACTATAACCGTTTCAATATTAGAAATATTCCTTTAAATGGGAATACTTTAAAATTTGTAGATACTAAGTACAAAACCGGACTATACAACTTTGATGGAGATAAGTTGTACTCTTTTTTAAATGTGCTTGATGAGCAAACACAACAAACTGAGCACACATATGTATATGAGGTACTAGCTTCTAAAACAAAAGAGTTCAATAAAGTCCGTATTCCTGTATATATAGATGAAGGGAATACAACTACAGGTATTGTGAAAGATGACTACATCAAAGCTATATTGAATTTAGATATAGAGATAAATTACTTGGAAAGAAAAGAAGTTCAGCGTCCAGCAGACCTTATGTACGATGCTAACCTAATATACAATACGGGTACAAAGACTTATGCTGAAATAGCACGACATGCAGCTGAGTCAGATAAGCAATACTTCAGAGAGCCTTACATGTACAAAGGTTATGGTAAAAATGTCGACAAGCAAGAGTATACTTTAACTCCTATGTCATATATCGATATGAATAGAACTGGGAGATACTCTAAGTTTACTAGACATAGAAATAGTAGAGGGAACCATAGCTATAGAACCAAAGTAGAATTCTTTAATACAGCAGATGGGACTCTTAAAGAAGTCTCAAAACTTTTAGCTACAAAGAGAGAGATTATGACTAAATATGAGCTGATGGAAATAGAAGACTATGATAGTCGTGATAAGATAAATCTAGTAACACATCAAGATATGGTTTGGGGAATAACTAAATCTATGATAGGTTCTAATAGTAGAAGTCGTGGATATGATAGTGCGTTACAGTTTATGTACGCTATGACATATTTACAAAATTTCCCCACAGTGTATATAGGATTTGAAGAAGAAGATTCACAAGATGTGTACCTCGATAATGAGAAAACTATAATAGATGATAAGGGTCTTAAAAGAGTTGGGTTTATAACTGTGACATTTTTAAACTTTAAAGAGTTAGGACTTCACCCTTCTCAATACAATACTAGCGATATGTATGCTCGTACTTGCTGTGATTACTCCGATAACTCAAGATTTAATATAAGAATAGCGGTTCCTAAAGGAGTTCCAAACTTAATGTACAAAGGACAATCAATTAAAGGTAGTGAAATAATATTAATGCCGGGGTATGTCGAATACGACAATAATAAGTTTGTAACTGCTGAGCTTGGACTTGGTCCTGAAAAACCATTCCGTGTACTTGATGATGTTAAACACATGGTCATTCATCATGGATTCTATGCTGATAATACATCAGTGCTTAGTCGTATAGATGGTTCTAAGGTTAATGATAAAGACAATGTATTAAAACTATACCGTATGGCTATAAGAAATCGTATAACCAAAATACCTTACGATAAGAACTGGGAAAATGCGTATGACAACGGTTTTGCTTATGACCGTGAAGTCGTGTGTAATTTCGGAGGATGGGTGTATCCGCCTATGAGACTTAGTGCGATAGGATACGCAACATCCAATTCTTATGATAATTTGGGTCTTAGTACAGTGTCTTATGTTGAACCTGATAGACCTTATAGAATTGGGTATACTGCGTGGTACGCAAGACAATATCATGGTCAAACGGCGGTACAGCTTACAGATATATACCGTAAAGCTAAAGAAAAAAATGGTATATGGTGTAATATGCAATTAAACTATATGTGTGCTAGAGAATATGTAGGTCTACAGCCGATATTCAAAAGACTACTTCATGGAACGCATGCCAATACTAAAAGTGGTACGATTAATAATTCTTAAAGGAGGTTTAAATGAATTTTAAAGATTACTTAAGACTTGATACAAAAGACGCTAACTTCTATGTCGTAGAACCTTTTGAATTTCATACTCCTAAGAAGTGTGTGGTAAATATACATACTGAACCAGTTGTAATGCTCTTTGGGAAGATTTACTCTCCCAAAGACGCATTTGATGTAACTCAGTGTATATCAACAAAAACAAAGTTCTCAAGTTATATAGAAGAAGAAGACAGATATAGACTTATATATGAAAAGGGAGATATATTTGCTTCTAATAACATGATTGAGTCTATATCAAATCAAGAAATAATAAATAACTTATTCTTACAAGGACAGATACTTGAAGATATGGAATATCAAAATGTATATAGAGCATATATGAATGCTTCTCGTGAAAATATGGAACTTGATGTTCCTTTATATTATTACGAATACATGATAGCTATACTTCTTGCAGATAGAAAGGATAAATCTAAACAAGCAAGATTTAGAGACATAAATCACTTTGCTTCTTTATCTATTAAGCAAATTAATACAAGAGCTGAGACATTTGTTGCACTTACGACAAATGATTTAGATACTATGATTATATCCGCTTTAAATGAGAAAAAAGATGCACTTGAAAGTCCTGATAAGAAAGTTTTCTTGATGTAGAATGCAGAAACAATATACTGATGTCATAACGATATCATTATTACTCATACGTGCGTGTCGCAATCGTTGATATTATTAAAGAGATGTATTTAAAGTAAACTACAGTTATATGGCAGGGGAAACCCTGCCATAAACCTTTAATATACCAATCTTTTATAATCATAAACATCATCGTTATCTCTAAGTAGTACAACTATATCATACTTAGTAGGAACCTTACGCCAAGCTTTAAGATAAGCTGCACTAAATGTTGTGTCACATAAATCTACAACATCAGCTTTATGCACATGCTTGAAATAATCTAAACGCAATAGATATGTATACTTAATAGTCCTACAGTATTTTCTTATCTTCATAATATCTCTAGGTGCACATTTACATATCTTTTTAAGTTCATTGTAGCTTAAGAGTACCCTTGACTTCTTATTTAAGTTTCTCATAGCTTTAGTTATACCATTACACTTTGAATATCCTTTATTTCTCATAATCTTTTCTCCTTTAATCATGTATCTTCATTATAGCTTTATATTTAACCCAAGATTTATTATTCTTTTTAATACGGTGTGGTTCAACTAATGTATCAAATACAGATAGTATTTTTTCATCATGAAAAATTCTAAAATACTCATCGTTCATAACAAAAACACAAGTAATCGTTTTTGAATACTTTCTTATCTTCATAATGTTTTTAGGTACTCTTCTTAATATCTTTTTAGTATCAAGATAGCTAAGTGCCCTCTCCTTCTTATTAACGCCTATCCATATAGATTTAAAAAATTTTCTTGAACTCTTTTTACTCACTACCTTTATATCTGTAATTTCCATTTACTTCTCGTCTCCTAATGAATCTCCTATTACTTTAATATGCTCCTCTATTTTTCTATATACAGCTTTATTCATTTCTTTATACTCTTCAGACATTGAAGCTATAGTATCTTCTATCTTCTTCTTTCTTTCTTCAAATAGCTCTTTAGTTAATACCCCTTGATTTGAAAGACTACATAGCTCATCTGTAAGTGATAGTATTGTATTTTGTTTCATTATCTCTTTAACAGCAGATAACGCAGACTGATGTTTTAGCATCTCATCTCCTCCTGTCAATTTACATATTTCAGCATCGAATGACCATTTGTGGTTACAAGCGTCCTTACATAAATCCATAGATATGATTTTACCATCAACCATTCTAGGAGCTAGAGTTGCACCTTGCATTACTTCGGATAAGTCATGATGTATCTTCTCAGAATGCTTCATAACTCTTTCTAAATCATCTTGTAGACCGTGTGCTACATAATCAGGACTTACACCACCAAATAGTAATCCACCGCTACCATTTAGTTTCTTTGGTAATTTAGCACTACTTCTATCGCATACTTCAATATGTCCTACAAGTCTTTCCCCATCTGATGTAACCCCAGTTATACTATAAGCAGTCTTATTACTATCACTCAAATCTAGCTTTGGAACTCTATAAAAAATATTATTTTCTCTTTCCCTTTCTCTTACTTCCTTTCTTAGTATGCTTCCTATCCCTGTTGACTTCTTCGACATCTTCTTTATCCTCCTTTAAGATTCTACATTTAGCAAGTTCAATTCTTATATTCTGTAATCTATTCTTTATACTCTCGTGAAAATTATCCATAATCCCCCTTTAAATAAAGGTAGTGATAAACTCACTTAAGAGTTTATCACATTCCAATTATTCATTTTCTGTTTCTTCCATAATTTCCTTTAAAGCTTCTTTAGACCTTTTCTCAACTTCATCTATATTTTCTAAAGTATCACTTACTTTCTTTTGAATACCATCTAAGATTTTCTTTCCTTCTTCATCTAGTTCTTCTTTCTTTTCTTCAGATTCTCCTGTTAATTCTTCCTTTACAGCTTCTAAAATCTTAGGGATTTCTTTAGCTATAGGATTCATTAATTCTTCAGGTACAGTTATATTTACTTCTTCTTTCTTTTCTTCTCCAGCTTCTTCTAATAGTTCTTCCACAGGTTCTTCATCTATTTCTTCTAATATTTCTTCAGCTTCTTCTGTAGGTTCTGTATAATCCTTTATCTTAACACCCATAGATTCTTTATAAGTTTTAAGCATATCTTCATCAAACTTAACTGTAACGCCTTCTACAGCCTTATCAAGCTTTTGAGCAAATGATTCCCATACAGCTCCTGTAACTGGTAAGAATCCATTAAATAAGCATTCTAAACCTCTTATGAACTTAGAGTTCTTCATTATTCTTTCTATGAATAAGTGATAGATAATAGAAGCTACTATAACCTTACCATTTAACTTAATATCCACAACTTTCTTTTCTTCTCCATTTTCATCTTTTTCTACTACTTCTTCCTTATCTCCATAATTAGATACAAGTCTATCATGTAGCTGTCTTACACCCATAACACCTAAGAATGCCATGTTATCTGCTGATTGTTTACAATCTGGAGATGGTTCTACTTTCTCATCTAAGACACCATCAACAGCTACATTCTTATTAAACTTCTTATATCTTCTTATAGCATTAAAGATATACTCAGGAGTAAAGCAATCTAGTGCAAATCTTTGAGAAGTATCCATAAGTTTAAATAATGTATCTGTATCTGTAATAGATTGGATATTAGGCTCAGCTATATCCATATTGAATTTATCTACATCTAAATTCAAATCATCCACATATTGCTGTAAGATAGCAATAGAAGTGTCTACAGTATTTACTATATCTTTATCATTCCAGATGATACCAAGTTGCATACAAAGTCCTTCTAAAGCTGCTAATACATCCATACCTACTATAAGTCCATCATTTATTAAAGTATAAGCAATATCAATATTGTCTTTAGATTCTATTATATTTTCTTTACTTAATTCTCTAGGTTTAATATTTGGGTGAAGTTTTGCAAGTTCATCATATTCAAACTTAACTAAGTATTCTTTTTTGATATCTTCTTTTTCTTCAGATGTCATAGCTCCTAATTTTCTTAAACCACTGAATTTTCTCTCAGCTATAGCCTTTCTCACATCAGATATTTGCATAGCTACATTCCATCTAGCTTCATCATCTTTAGGTGTATCATTATACCAGTATTTATATAACTCTATTAAAGTATCAAATTTAGGTAGCACATCTGCTACTTGACTATCTTTAATAAGCTTAGAATAGTTGTAAGTATCATATACAGTTTTGATACCTTCCTTTACGTGCATGTGAGAAGTTCTATCTTCAAATGCTTCCCAAGTCATAGTCATGGTATTTATACTATCAAAGAATACTCTTTTAGCTATATCATAAGATAGCTTCTTTTCATATTCATTTCCTCTTTCATTCATAGCAATTATTGCAAGAGCATTTATTCTATTAAGTTTAGTTTCAAACTTAAGTTTTTGGTCCATAAGCTCACGACCCTCAAGTTTCTTCAATGTATCATTAGCATCATTCATAAACATTGTAAACATAACAGGTCCAACTCCTATTTTAGTTCTCCAGTCTTGTAATATCTTAGTATCTACACTTCCTTTATCAATTTTAGTTTTCTTAGCCATTTATTTCCTCCTTAAGTTTTTGGTTATTTATCCATACTCTTCCGTATATTATTTGTGATTTAACTGAGTTAATTACAACTGGGTTTGCTATAATCTCAGCTATATTCATTCCTTCTTGATATGTAAATACTTCAAAGAAGTTTTGTCTTGCTGTTTCAAAGAATATATTATCATGAAACTCTTTACATCTTTCTAAGTACCAATCATCAAATGCTTCAGTTAAATCTATTGTATCTTCTATCTTATTTAAAAGCTCTACCGCAAGGCTTGAAGCTTCTTCGGTATTATCTATAACTTCATATCCAAACTTCTCTACTATATAATATAGAAGTATCTTAGATATAGTAGTAAATCTTTGAGTTACAAATAGTTCATAAATCTTAAATAGCTCTTCTAAATCATCGGCACGAACTTCCACAAAAAAAGTTTCTTCTATAAGTCTATCAAGCTCAACGACGAAATCTTGACAAAACTTCTGTCTTGCTAAGAAATCGTCGGGCTTGATGTATTCATCTGTATATTGAGTTATATTACCAGATGCGTAAGCTATAAGTGTAGCTTTTGAATTTGCATAGTTTGCAACTTCTAAATTGGCAGTAGCAGTTTTTACCTCATCAAAAGATGCTCTTATTTGCGGAGCAAATAGATTTTCTATATCTTCAAAAGGTACTATGTTACTTTCAGTCATCTTAAAACCCCCTTTAATTTATCTCTAAACGGGTGTTTTTGGGATTTTACTGATTATTTCACATCTTCTTTTAGCATACGGTTTTAAAGTTTTCTTTAAGTCTTCTAATAAGTTTAAGATATATCCATTTATATCTTTAAGATTGTGGTTTATTTCTTTCACTTCTTCTTTTATAACTTTCCTTTCAGCCTTTATTGTATCTCCTTTATTTACAAGAGTGTATAACTTAGTATCAAGTATGGCGGCTACTTGAATGTCGGTCAATCCCTTGTATTTCTTTTGGAGTGCAAGTTTCGCTTCTTCCTTACCTTTAGACTTTCTTATTATATCAATTATAGTATCGTAGTTTTCTACTACAAGCTCTATACCATCTAATATATGAAGTCTTCTTTCTTTATTCTCTTTAAGAGCAGTTAGATGCACAACTGTGGTTTCTGAGTTCATTCTATGAAAATGTGACATCATATCCATTATACCAAGTTTCATAGGTCTTCCTCTATATATAACTCTCATAGATATACTAAAGCTATCATAGCAAAATCTGGCGGCGATTAATGCTTCTATAGCTGCTTCTACCGTTATATCTTTCTTTATTGTGACTACTACTCTTATTCCCTCTTTAGATGACTCATCTCTTATATCAGCAATCATCTGAGATAATGGGTTTCTTTGGTCTCTACATTTTGTGACTAAATTTAATATATCTACATCCTTTGACCTACTTGGTAGTACGGAAGTAAATACTAATTTCTTTTTACCTCTTGTGTCATCTTCCACATGATAGTGTGACATACAATGATATTTACCAGAGCCAGTTCTATAAGCTCTATCTATACCACCATTAACATCAATTACATTGCACGGTATTACAGGGTCAGGACCTTTTAGATATTTTCTGATATTGTTATTATTTAACTTACCTTGAATAAAAGCTTCATAAGTTTTAATCACTTCTATAGGATTATGTGTTGGTATATAGGTTGCTATACCGACAGCTATACCGATAGTACCATTTACAAGTATTGCAGGAAACATCGGAGTTAAACAAACAGGTTCTAATTCTGAACTATCATAGTTATCCTTATACTCCATTCCTAATAAATTATTGGTAAAGAATATATCCTTACTTACAGGGTCTATATGGCATTCACTATACCTCATAGCACTTGGTGAATCCGAAGCATCAAGACTTCCGAAGTTTCCTTGTGGAGTAATAAACGGAACATACATTCTAAAATTTTGTGCCATTCTAACTATAGCTCCATAAATAGAACTGTCGCCTTTAGGGTGGTAATGTCCCATAACTTCTCCAACTACTCTTGCAGACTTCTTAAATGTATCCATATTCTTCATGGTATACAGTATTCTTCTTTGAACTGGTTTTAATCCGTCTCTCAACTGCGGTATCGCTCTGTCTAATATAACAGAAATTGAATATTCTAAATAGCTTTCAGACATCTCGTCACATATATCTCTATTTTTAATTCTTTCTTCTATTATTTTTTCAGATTCATATTTATTTTTCACACGACTCATTATTATATCCTCCTAATTCATTATCATTTCGTGTGTTATAAGAAATGGTGGGAAAATCCCACCATTACCATATTGTCTTGTGTACAATGTATTTATCATCAATAATATTCATATCATTATTATTGACGATATCAGCAAGTGTTGATAAAGCATTCATAGAAAAAGCCTTATGAAACCATTGCTGTCTTAAAGCACCTATCATAAATTCATGTATAGGTACATCAGCCTTTTCAGGATTTGCATATTGTATAGGTTCTAACCCGTGATAGAGTTGCATAAATCTATACAGCTTTTCTTTTACTTTATCATAAGGTATACCAAGCTCTTCACATATAGATACTATACCTTCGTGTATAATTCCATATTCGCAGAATTGAATTTGGAATAGTCCGTGTGCTTTTTCTTCTTTACTACCTTTAACTAATCTTTTCTTAATTCCTTGCTTATAAGCTTCAGATGTACGTTTTAAGCACATGAAAGCTTCCTCTAAGCTTTTGTATTGCTGTCTATACTCTTTATAGTATTCCCAACAAGCGTCGATATCAGGACTGATATCTAGCTTCTCAAGACTTGCTTCTAACTTATTTCTTTTTACAATAAGTGTATAGTAAGCATCAAGCAGTGCTTTATGTAATACAAACTTTTGGTTCTTCATATTTCCTCCTAATCAATATTGTCAATATTTTGATTATTGTCCCAATCTTCTACTTCCATCTCCATAACATCTAATACTTCTTGTGGGATAAGACTTGTATCAAGATTTGGGTCTGTTATTATATTTCTGAATTGGTCTACTAAGTATTCTCTTTCTTCTAAAGTAAATTCATAGCTTCCATCAAGCTTTCTCATAGAACCATTTTCTATAACTATGTAGTTACCGTCAGCAACTAAGTTATCCCAATTCTTTCTTATGAATTCTCTACTTTCTTCATCTCTTGAAACTCCTGATAACATATTATCTTCATCTACAAAGTATATATGTGATAAATCAGGGACTTTATCTTCTACAGGTGTAGGAGTTGCAGGAGCTTCATTTAAAGCCTTCAACTCATCTTCAGTCGCATCATGAGTTCCTCTTGTGAACTTTTCCAAAGTTTCAGGACTTACTATAGTTTCAAGCTTTATACTTCCACCCTTTTCCTTTACAGCTTCTTTTGCTACATCATTTAAAGCGAACTTAAGTGGAACTCCTTCTTCATTTACCTTTCCATCTTCTGCCATAAATTGTGGGTTTTCAAATCCTGTGAATTTAGGCTTAACACCATTGCTTCCTGCTTTCTTAAGCTTAGGTGCTGCATTATTATTATCTTCTTTAAGAGCATCTAAATTCATTTTAAATGTGAATTTCTTTTCTTTCTCAGCATTCACTTGGTCTTCTACAGTATCTTCAACGCTTTTAACTCCTAATAAGTTTTGAGCATCTTCAACCATTTTATCCATAGCTTCTTTAGCCTTTTCAGCCTCTTTGTCCATAGCTTCTTGCATTTCTTTAAACTTAGCTGTATCTATAACTTCCTTTTCAACTGTAGGTTTTGGTGCAGGTCTTGTAGACACAACTTTACTTCCATCTTGCACTTCTCTTGCTCTATATGCTCTTGCAAGTTCTACTAAGTCTTTTGAACTATCAAGCTTTATAAGGTCGTTATAAACTATAAGTTCACCTAATACTTCAGCATCTATTTGGTTAAGTCCTACACCATTTATAACCATGGCAGTCATTCTATTCTTAGAAGACTTAATACCTTGTATATCAATAGTTTCATTCTTATCCACAAGAACTGCTACCATTCCAGTTGCCATTCCAAAGTCTTTAAAGTTCTTTTCATCTTCTTGAGATGATATGAATACTCTAGGCATTCCAGACTCAATATGTCTTGTATATAATATTTCTCTTTCCATTTCCTTTTGTAACTTATCTAAAGTATCATATTTTAAACTTTCTCTTAAAGCTGCTTCATTTCTTATAATAAAACTTTGTATCATTTCTAAATCATTTACATTGTAACTCATAACTATTCCTCCTTATATATTAAAAACCTTAATTAAAATTTTATTTTATTTACAGCATCTTCTCCAAATTCTTCTTTAAGAATTCTTATCTTTCTTCTAAGCCTGTCATCAGCTCTATCCTTTGCATCTTGAATTCTCTTTTGTTCCTTTTCTCTTTCAATCCTTTTTATATCATCCATCATTACAGTTGCTGCTATCAGTGTTAGTAAACTCATCTTTCTCCTCCTTTTATTAAAGTAATAGTGGGGATTTCTCCCCACTTTTTATTTTTCTTCTTCCTCTTTTGCTTTTGGGTCAAGAACTTCTAAAAGTTCTTTTGCATCTGTTTCATAAGCTTTTACAACATCTTTATTTTCTTTAAATAGAGATGATATAATTCTTGCATACGAAATCATATCTTTTAGCTTTTTCTTTAACTCATCTTTTTCTTTTTCATCCATCTTTTTGATGTCTGTCTTACCTTCTAATTCTTTTGCACTCTCAGACATCAGTTTAATCATAGTACCCATACCTTCTAATTGATTAAGGTAATAGTCTATCTTACCAAAGTGAGTTCCAACCTTAGGTTCTTTTACTTCATAAGGTTTAAGACCGTCTCTTAGCTTTTGAATCATATCAACAAGCTTATCTCCTCTTCTTTTAGACAGTACCTTATCTCTAACCTTTCCTACTAAAGTATCACTAACAAAGTCCACCATTGTAAATACTAATGGTTTTTCGTGGATATCATTAAGCATATCCATTACAGCTTGTGGCTCATACTTTAGTACATCTTCCTTCTTTTCACCTTTTGATAAAATCTTGTCTAAAGCGATTTTTGTAAACATCGCTAAACCTACTTTTGCATTTACCTCTCTTGCCGATAATACTCTTTCTTCCATCTTTATTCCTCCTATTTATTTTTATAATTTTTCTGTATTACCATAACGTTTTTGAAATCTTTGAAGTTTCTCTCCAAAGTTATCCAAAAGTATTGCCATTATTTCATCTGATAGATTATCTGATAGATTATTTGACATAATCTGTGCTTTCAGTTTCGCAAAGTCTTCCACAATATAACCCATATCTTCATAGAACTCCTTAGTCGGTACTACAATCTTAAGGCTTTCAACTACCTGCGGGTTCATACATCTTACAGCATTTACTTCATCATCGGATATACCGTATTTCTTTGATAGCTCCTCATCGTTATATCTAACAAATGGTACACGACAATCAGACATATCTTTTGCTTCTAATATATCATTTACTCTTATTCTTGGTTCCATTTCAACCACTCCTTTCTTGTATTTAATTTATAATATATATCCTTATTTATTATTCTTTCTAAACTCAAGTATTTCTTCCATTTCCTTTTCAAGCTCTTCTTTGTACTTTTCTTTATATTCTTCAACGTAAGCTTCGTGATTACTTCTATCAGCGTATAAAGCGTCATAGTTCATAGGCGGAGCTTCTACATAGTTATCAGGGTCTACAAGTATTTCATTGAAGTATCCAAAGCATAGCTTATTTACAAGTCCCGGAGCTTTCTTAATACCGTTTATATAGCTCATAAACTTCAAGCTTTCGTTAGGTTTCAAAGGCTTTGAGAAATCCATCTTTTCGTCATATCCATCTTTTGTGCCATCATCAACATGCTTACAGATAAGATTTCTACATACAGTTTCTCCAACTATATAAGGAGATTCAAGTACCTTATTAAGTTCAGTTATTGGGTCTTTATAATCAAATGGTCTTTTAAGTATAGCTTTTATATCTATATAAGATTTAGACTTTCTCATATTCTTATATATTACATGAAGATTTCCGTCTTCACGAAGCTCAAGAAGTCCATCTGAAGTTACTTCATATATACCACCATCAGTTTCCACTTTAAATCCTGAGTATAGGGTTCTTGTCATATCTTTAACTGGGTCTTCAACTCTATACTTTTCATCTATAACGATACTTCCGTTTACATATATTATATCAATATTCTTGACATCTATTACTATAAACTTATCATGATAGAACTTGATATTTCTTATAATAGTAATCATATTATGCTTAGATGATAAGAAGTTTTGTCCTTTCTCTCCAATATACTCTTTTGTAAACTTAACTCCAAGATTTGCATTTGCTCCCATAGGACCATAGACATTGTCAAAGTATATATGCTCACCGGCACAATATCTACAGATACCTTCTTTAGAGTTACAAGTAGATGGAGAACGAAGCTTTATCTTCTTCCCAATAAGCTCAGTCATATCCTTTGTAATAACAGTTACATCTTTAGGATTATCATTTGTAATCATGTATCTGTCATTTAGCATATCAAGGTCATGCTGGTCTTTTATCTCATATTCTCTATAGTGAATACTATCACACATATACTCAGGATTCTTATGTAGATAGTTTGAGTTATTAAGATATGAGATATACTTTTGGAAAGCTCCCGGGTCACGAATATCAAGCTTAGTTATAATAGTTGCACATCTTGATATATATGACTCATAATAGAAACTCTTTTCAGATTGTATACCACGAAGCCAAGACTCAGGTTCAATATTAGGTATTACTTCATCTTGGTCAGGACGTGTACCTATCATAAATAGACAGTCTATAAATTGAGCAAGTCTTACCCCAGTTCCAGCTTCTAGTAAACTTCTTAAAGGTTGAATATTCTTTTCAGCAACTACCTTTTCTATATAATCCAAAGTATGCTTTTTAAGTTCTTCAACTTCCCATAAAGACATATCATCACGCTTTATAGGACCATTTAATATCCAGTCTCTTAAAGTATCGTCAGCATCACAAAGCTCAAATATATCAAGCATTGATATATCCATCATCTTCTTACTGTCAATTACCCAAGCAAACTGAACGAATGCTTCCCGAAGCTTTCCAACCACTTCAGTTACTTCAAAGAACTTCATTCCCATTCTATTGAAGCAATCATCTTTTACCATATCTATATAACTATCTTGAGATTTGATATTTCCTGACTCAGTAAAGATATAATCTTCATAGTTATCATACTGACCTTTAAGTATATCAAATCTTTTAAGCTCAGTAAATATAAGCATATTAAGTATAGCTTTAGCAAGTGGCATTCTTGCTATTGGTTCTTTATCTATTGTACAAACTACTGGAGTATTAAGTTTATCCATATCCCAATACTCATCTATAAACAGCTTTGGAAAGTTTGGACTTACAGTTGCAATTAAAGGTAATCCTTTATCTTGTATTTCACTCCAAAGTCTTTTTACTATTGCTTCCTTTCTTACTAACATCTTATGCCTCCCTTACATATCTCCCTACAATTAATGTAGACTCAATTAGCTCCAGTTTCGTATTTACCTTTATATCTAAATTCTCATCAGCTTTCAATAGTTTATCAACTATTTTGAAATACTCATTTCTATCGTATTTCTTCACATATCTTACATACTTATTCCAAGCTTTTCTTACATCTTCATAAGGTTTAGCTGTATCTAAATCTATAATCATATTAAACCCTTTCATTACGACTTTCTCTGTAGGTATTCTCATCTTCATCTACTCCTTTCATGTGATATGTATTAGTTTCTGAATCCCATCTGTAACAAGTCTTGCCAATAATTATCCATCTATTCTTGATATTATCAAGCTCAATACCGTGACGTTTCCAATACTCTATCATGGTATTGTAATCCTTTCTTAAATCTTCATTTTCACTTAAGATTCTCTCTACCATACGGTATAGAAGTCTTGTATCAAATATATGAGCATAATCTATAATCTCACCTATAAAATCATGACGGATATATTCACAAAACTCTTCATAAGTTCTACCCCCAGTTATAACAGGTGTACAGCGTACCATTGTGATAAACTGCTCTGCTTCCATCGTAGTTGGTATTTTGTAACTAATGTCAAAATTATATAATTTCATAACTATTCCTCCTTTTTAATATTAATTCGTTTATCATATTTATAATATATATCCAAAACAAGCTATTTCGTGGAACATAGAAAAAAAAAAATAAAAGTGGAGCCGAAACCCCACTAATATTTCTATTCTTCGTCATCTTCATCTTCGTGTGCCTTCCAATATGTCACTCCATTGATGATTATTTCTTTAGCTGTCCAACAATTATCCATAGCCATATAGAAAGCTACAGCGTCAATAGACGCTAACCAATCTATCAGTGCTGTATTAGGTTCAGTTATATTTCTGAAAAGGTTCCAACCTAAATAAGAACCTTGTTCCTTACCATAGTAATCTGGACCACACCAACTATGGTTAGTGTAATTGTAAGTGGAAGTTTGTGCATATCTACCGTTCCAAGCGGTAGCTTTTAAAGTTATAATACATTCTTCGGCGTCTTTAAATTGACCACCTTCTTGGATTATAATTAAATCTAATAGTGTTTCTAACATCATAAAGTAAGTGCTAGTTACGTGACCAGCTCTTACGAATCTGTAGTCGTAGGCAGCAGCCCACACCAAACTTTTTCTTTCTTTCATAGTTAATTTTTCTAGTACTCTCATATCAGTACCTCCTTCAATATTTTTTTTTTAGACATCGGAACTCTCACCCTTTGAGTTTATTCCTGTCTTCTATGTTTATTATATATAATTGAAAAAAAAAACGGGGCAGGATAGTAGAAAATTAAAAAAAAATAAAGGAGAGGAATACCCCTCCGATATCTTTACTTTGTTGGTATCATATTACTATGTCTCTTCTTGTCTCTAAGAGATTTAAAAAGAACGAGAAAGTTTGACAATTTAACTTTAACTTTCCCATTTCTCTTAAAGCAGACTTTTGCACTTTCTCTGCCTTGCGGTATTTCCACAAGGTTATAACCTCTTCCTAATTTATATCCCCAATTTTTCCAATCGGGAACTAACTCTTTCGTTTTGTTCCCAATTCTAAAACTTTGTGTGAAATTAGTAGCAATTCCACGTTTTAAATCTACAGAATAGTAACCACCATGTTGCCACAGTGATATTCTGTCAGCAGACTTTAATTCTTCTTTAAAATATTTTATATCACGAATGTACCCGTCCCAAACCATTTGGAATGGACCTTCGTAATAAATACAGTCATAATCTTGGTAATAAGTCTCAGGTTTCCCTGCGTACCAAGTATCTTTATTTGAAACCAAGACTTTCTTTTTACCAAAATATAAGTCAAATGTAGGCTCAACTCTTGTAGCCTCATCTAACATTATCTTTCCTATTTTTCTCATCTTTGCAATTAATTTAATATTTCTCATAATTCGTACCTCCCAGTACATTTAATAAATTTAGGCATTGGAACTCTTGAACCGTTTCAAGTTTATTCCTGCCTTCTATGTTTATTAGATATAATTGAAAAAAAAAAACGAGACAGGATAGTAGAAATAAAAAAAAATAAAGGCTGAGAATTAACCCAGCCAATATTTTTATTTCATGATTCTAAATAAGCTATTAAACTTATCCTTTAACCGCATATTTAGATTTGTACTATCTGAATTAGTCTCCTTAATATAAGTAAGTAGATTTCTGATAGATTCTATTTCTTCCTCTAGGTGTGGAAGAATATTTTCAATATCATTGATGCTAAAACTACTTTCTTTAAATTCTTCTGCAGTTTCTTCTAAAACAAATTTATTTAAAGAAACTAATTTCCATGTATCTAAAGAAACTTCCTTACCTTCAGAATCTGTAAAATATCTATTATATTTATCTTGCAGATTACGTGCTGACATTCCGTTTTTAACATCATCTAGCATACAATCGATGTACACGATGTTGTATTTTTCTTTTACTACAGTACCATTGTTTACATTTAAAATTCTCTTTGTATCTCTTTTTGTTATTCTCATAACTATCAACCTCCCGGTATTAAATTTAGACAGCGAGTTCTCAAGCCTTCTTGAGTTTACTCTTGTCTTCTATGTTTATTATATATAATTGAAAAAAAAAACGCGGTGGGAAACCCCACCACATCTTACATATCTGGATTTCTAAGCTTGTTTATAGTTTCTTGCATATTAACTCTAAAGTCAGCAACTTCAGAATTATATTTGTCTTTAAGCTTATTAACTGCATTTACATAGTTAGCATAAGCTTCAGTAGCTTCTTTTAAATCATCATCATCTATATCTTTAGCCTTTGCGATAGCTATAGCTATAGTTGCATCTGTTCCAAAATCAATCGCTTCTTTAACTCCTTCTTTTGCCTCATCTAATATTTGATTTACTATATTAAATGAAACTTTGTATATATTACAAAGAGTTTCTAATTTGTCAGTAGGGAATACTTGACCTGTAGTTCTCTCATCAGCCATAACAAGAGTTGCTACAGCAAGAGCATTATTTTGAGCCATGATAAACCTCCTAATTTTATTTTAATATCTTAAAATCTTGTTTTTAAAAACACCTTTTTGAAAGAAAGGGAGTGGTGAAATGAATATTTATGAGAAAACTTATACTAGCGAACTGGCTAGATTCTTTACTGATAAAGAGACTTTTAAGAAGAATTGGATAACTCACATGCTAACTAAAACTAGAGTAGATGATACAAACTATGAAAACTTGGGAGTCATATTTGAAAAGGCTTATAAGCAAACTACAATAGAATATAAGAACTCAGTTCAAGGTAAGACAAGACTTGTAGGAGCACTTGACTTTATACATGAAACTTATAAAGATGAAAAGATACTTGTTGAGAATGGAGTAATATTCAGAAACTCAAGAGAAGTATTTGCACCCACAGTTGAGTCTGAGATATATTTATTTAAAAGAAGAAAGACAGTTAAAAAGCTTGGTAACTATTGGCTTACAGAAGGGAATGACCCAATAGTTGGAGCAATATATGATAATCTACAAAAGAATATAAAGATACTTATGAATACTTATTATGGGGTACTTACAAATCCATACTCAAGATTTTATAATAGAGACTTAGGGGATAGTATTACAACCCGTGGTAGAAGTTCTATATCAGTATCGGCACTTTCAATAGAAGGTGCCTTTGGTAAAAGAATACCTCAGAAAACTGAAGCACTTTTAACTTACTTTGAAAATGCTGCAAAATCCGAAATAGATGAAGATATACTTTTTGATATGAATGAAGTATATAATACTCACATGTATGGTAAATCCGAAACTTTAGGAATACTTGATGAGTTTCATCTTATGAACCATTACGACAAGCCTTTACTTGAAGCTATACTAAAGAAGTATACAACTCATGAAAGATGTAAGATATTCTTTAAGAATAACTTTAAAAGAGTAGCTGAGCTTAAGATATTTAAAGAGAATATAGTTAAGTTTATGAAAGATAGTATATCTAAAGATATTCCTTTCCTTGACCCAAATGAAGTTCCATTTGAGGAAGCTAATTCTTATATAAATAACTTAAGAAGAATATCAGACCAAGTATTAACCGCCATGTATGTATACTCATCTGATTATATAGCTGAAAGGGAAGTAATAGCAACAAACTCTCAAGAAGTTATACAATCTATAGATAGACAAATGATACCTGTTATAGATACAGACTCAAACTTCTTATCTTATGAGAATGAATACTTTATGCTATATGATATATTAAAGGAAAGTATAAAAGATATACCACCAGCAGATGACGATAATACTTTCTATACTATATCTAATATGTGTGCAATTATAATGACACAAGTAATAGATACAGCACTTGCAAGATATAAAAGACATGTAAATATATTACCTGAAAAGAATAATTGTCTGAAGCTTAAGAATGAATTTCTATATTTAAAACTTCTTATAACTTCAAGAAAGAAGAACTATATTGGACTTATATCTTTAAAAGAGGGTAAACCTTATCCTAAACCTAAGCTTGATGTAAAAGGACTTGTATTTAAGAAGTCTTCAGTCAATTCAAATATAGGAGATAATGTAGAAGGAATAGTATCTAAAGTATTAAAATCTGATAAGCTTGATATAGGGGATATAATAGCTGATACAAGAAAGATAACTCATAATATACTTGATGCTCATAAAGACAATAGACTACTTGATTATTGCGTAGCACTGAAATTAAAGACAAAGCTTCCTGAAACTGATATATCAGATTATAGATATAAAGCAGTTACACTATGGAATGCTCTTGCTACAGAAGAAAAAGATATAATAGAAACACCAGCGTCTTTCTATGCTATACCTATTAGTATAACTGATAAGTTTAAAGAAAAACACCCAGAAGTGTATCAAAAAATAGTATCTTGGCTTAACGAGAAAAACACCATTATGATAAAAAGACACCTAGTAGAGATACTAGATAATCCCAAATCGAAGAAGTACGAGTTTATTTCGTTTGTACAACAAAACTTCGATTTGACAAATATACACTCAGCAGATGACTGGAAAGTCGTAAGAGCTAAGGCACTTAAGCTTAAAAAAGAAAGAAAGCTTAAGATATCCGCTGAAGATATACCATACTGGACAGAAAGTGATATATCTAAAATAGCGTATCCTATAACTTCTGAAGTTGTTCCTGAGTTCATATTAGACCTTGTGAATACAGATAATTCGCTAGTTCTAATTAATTCTCTTTTAGCACCAGTAATACAGGAACTACATATAGTATGTCCTCGTAATACTGATGGTAAAAGACTTGTCACAAATATCATAGATGCTTAAGGGGGTGACAATATGTTTAAGAAGATACTATCTAGTATTAATATCTTTTCTTTCTTAGGTAAAATAAAACACTTAAGAATTATGGATATACCTAGAGCCATAATAACTTTCTTGCTAAATAGAATAGCTGGTACAAAAACTTGGTTCTTACTTCGTTTCCTATCGAGAATAGTAATTGATGGAACGGAGTACGATATATCAGGTTCTGACGGTAAAGTATATGAAGCAGAAACTAAAACTGGTGGAAAGGTAACGTTCACTAAAAAAGATATTAAAGATGCCGTCAAAGCTGCTCTTAAAAAACAAGCAGAACCGATAACTCTTTTAGATGAGCTAGTAAATCTCACCGATATCAAAGTTAATATATCAAAGGATATAAATATATCTAATAGCGAGGACTTAGTTCGCACATCAGGTAAGTTCTTAAAGCTTGTATTCAGTTCTGAAGATGAGAGTAAGGATGCAAAAGAATAATTATACTTAGGAGGAATGTAATGAAATTAACGTTAAAACAGAAATTCTTTGGAGACTTCATTGAATTTTTAAAGGCAAACAAGAATAAAAAGATAATAGATTTGGGTAAGTATGAAGGTAAAGACAAGGCTTTCATAATGGACTTTGCTCAGTTCTTGTATATGACTAAGTTATTTCATTCATTCAAGAAGGACAAAGTTGTGTCAGCAAAAGCCGACACTTCTTCTTCTTTTGAGAATGAAAAGAGATACTTTGAATTTATGAATGTAAATAGCTGGTATGACTTCGCTTTCTTTATGGAAAATGGAAGAGAAAAATCATACGGAGCATTATGGGCTGGTACTGTTGCTGATATGAAGTATGCAACTCACATGGGATTATTTGATGGATTCTATGAAGACTTTGTATTACTATATAAGAAGTATCCTACAGCTTGGCTTATAGACTTTATAGACAATCATAAGACTATTAACTTAGATGGCACTTACTTCTACTTTATAGAAGAGCTAGAAGAAGTTACAGTGCTTATCGCTTTAAATACTTGGATTAAAAGAATGAGTACAGATAATAAGTTCTTATTTGAGCTTATAGATGAAAAGACTGCAGAACCAGCAGGTTTAGAAGCATTTAAGAAAGCTTTAAGAGACTATGTAACTAATGGACTATCGGAAGCTTATTCATCACCTTTCTTTATGATACATACAGAAAAGGAAAGATGTCAGCTTAGATATAATCCTGATATGTTCTTAAATGTATATGAAATGGCAGCTCCTCTTAACTACGCTAATCTTACTAATGTACTTGTAAGACCATTTAGAACTTACCTAACGCATGTACCACAAGAAGATTCATTCACAAGACCAAAAGACTTTGTAAATAAAATAAAAGAAATAGCAAAAGAAAATGATAAAATAATAGACATAGATAGTGCTGGGGAATAACCCCAGCATACATCTATATTAAGGACGTTAGGAACTGCCTGATAGGGAATCGAACCCTAAGGTGCTTGGTCCGGACGCAGCACCGCGTATCTGCCGGCAAGAGATACCACATGCACACCCATTCATGTTTTCAGCTTTGCCAGTATAACATCCTAAGCTTATGTTAATATAATTTTGGACGAACGATAATGCTAGGGCTATCGACCCCTAGCCATTATCTAATCACCGGTGGCGTAGTATTGTGATAGCAAGGAGTCGAACCTTGGTTCTTTCCTACTACCTAGGATTGAAAGAAGCCTATGAGTATCGCCATCTAAGCTTAGGACGACACACTATAGCACATGCACAACCACTCATGTTTCGTACCACAATCTACACTCTTCGTACTCTAATGTTGTGTAATTTTGGTGGACAGGGAATACCCCTGTCCATATTATATTACGGATATCGGAGGGATTTGAACCCTCGGGGCGTCGACATGACCCAACATCATTCGCGACTGATGTTATACGGTAGCCACACGTATTTCGATATCATATAGATGTTTCATAATTTTTAAGCTGAGAATAAGGCTGGGATATACCCAGCGATATTCCGTCCTTTGCAAATTTTACGCATCAACGTAAAAGGTAATTAAGACGACACGTACATATTATTCTTTATTTTAATATTTTCGGAGAGTGATTATATAAAAACATAATCAACTACATTCGTGTTATTAGTTTTAAACAATGGTTGTGCTGGGGTTACCCCCAGCTCGGTTTTCCATATAAAGTAATAGTTATGATACATTTGTAAAAACAGAAATTCGTGAGTGACAATAAATGTCAGAAACTCTTTTGTCACTATAATATTTCTAAATGTATTGGCGAATGCGACACGCACCTAAACTTAATATAATATAAAAGGATTTTAATGAAAAAATCTTTATTTCTAAACGAATGTTGCTTCTTTCACTAACAAATTTATAGCAAAAAGGAGGTGTAATCCTATGGTAACTAATGAAGAATATGAACACAAAGCACATATGAATACTATGGATTTCTACACAAGAGCTGATGCAGCTCACATGGGAGACCATATAGAGCTTGTAAAGAAAAGGGCTCTTGATATGTATATGTGGCTTAAAGATAAGAAGAATAGAGAAGCTGATTTAAAATGTGTAATACTTGCGGCTAACTTCCACGATGCTGGTTCTTGTATACAAAGAGAAGACCACAATATAATGTCAGCTAAGTTATTTAAAGAAGGTAAGCTAACTGAGGGTATAGAACTTACTAACAGCGAAAAAATTATAATAATGAATGCTATACTTCAACATTCGTCTCACTTTGAAGATAACTACTTCTCAATAGAAGCTGAGATAGTAGCATCAGCTGATAGAGATGAGCCTGACATATATAATATACTATCACGTAGTGTAGACTATGGTAGAAGATATAACCCAGATAATGTAGTAGATAGTGTAGCCAAGTACAATATAAAAAGATATGCTAGTTTTCCTAGTAAAGAATATAGAGTTCCAGATTGGCACTTTGAATACTGGGAAGATAAACTAGGTAAAGATATATGGAATGAAATTAATACATTTTTCCAAAACGAAGAAATAGTCAAGAAAGTCTGTAAGCAAATATATGACAATGTATCTGAAAATGAGGTAAGGAAAACTATTAGAGATTATATCCATAAAGATACAAGCAATATATACAATGAGTCTTTATGGAAAAGGTTTAATTAAAAGGAGTGATTAGTGATGAATAGCGATTACATAAGAGACAAGGATAAAGAGCATTATATAAAAGATTTCACAGGAACTTATCGTGAAATAAAGAAATGGTATAGAGAAATTATTTATAATAAGAAAGGTCAAACTATATACTCAAGACTTGTGGATTATAGAACTGGAGCTACTGTAATAGCATTAGGTTCTATATGTGACGAGCCTTTAGCATATAGAGTTAAAGTGTCTTGTCCTGATACATCTCAAGTGCTTCTTAAAAGAACTGACTTTAAAGATGCTAAAGGAAGAGTTATGGCTTCAAGAGTTAAATGTTGGCTTGATATATTTGATATATCTAAAGTCACAAAAGATATAGAATTTAATGACTTCTTTGTAAGAGACCATAATGGCAAAGTATGTAGAGTCATAGCAATAGAGAAGTTGTATGGAAAGCAATATGAAAGATAAAAAAAAAAATAAACTTATAAATAATTGAGAAGAATAAACAACCTTTGCGTGGTTCAACATTATTAGGAATGTAATTCGGCTTAGAAATAATTAATGCGACACGCACGATAATATGAACCGTTGTCTATTCTTCTCACGTTTATAATATATAATTGAAAAACATAAATTTGGTAGTCATCTTTGTAAGGCTATAGCTAAATGGTGGGGTTTATCCCCACCAAATAACTCATTTTCAAACATTTTTTTAGGAATTTTAATAAGTAAAGGGAGGTTAATAATAATGCCATTAAAGGATATAAGACTTTTAAGACCGTTTATAACTGACGCTGATGATTTATATTCATTTGACCATATAGACCAAATGAAATCAGAGATTACAGCCATATATGGTTTTGATGAAAAGAAGCTTTTAAGAGTTAATAGATTTACAGCAACTGATAGTAAAGGAAGATTACACTGGAGATACATCTCTACTACAAGAGACGCTACTTCAGTCGAAATTAAGATAAACTTATCAAACGACCCAAAGAATAAGAATGAAGTTACAAGATATGCAAATATCTGCACTGGTGTACCATTCTTAAATGATACAGAAACAGCACTTCATTATTGGAATGGAACTAAGTTTATTGAACTACCAGTAGCACTTGATGTACTTAATAGATTCCAAGACAGTGCTAATCAAAGAGCGATTAACTGGACTAAGATACCAGTTCTTCTTGGAAGTGAAGCTGAAATATCAGCACTTACAAATATTAAAGATGGAGAGAAGTTCTTGGTATGTAATATGCCTACTACAACTTCAGCTGGAGATATATCTATGTATTTCGCATCAACTGAAGCTTCTACAACATTTCCCAAGAATACTGAGATTACAACAGCTACAGCAGGTATACATGTGTATAAAGTATCTTCTGTAAATAAAGGTACAATATCTGACGGTACACCTGATAATACCCGTGGTGTACTTAATATAACTGATAGTGATATAGCAACAGGTAAAGCACTTAAGTATGTACAAAGTAATTCAGTTAATAAGAAAGATATTACAACGGTTGTATCTCAAGGTGGAAATGATAAGGTAGCTTCTGCTGAAGTAACTAAGAAGTTATCTGAAAGAGTAGATAGTTTAATAGTTGCAAGACAGGCTGAGCTTGAGGTAAATGGAAATGTTAAAAAGTATTTATATAAGAAAAGAAGTTTATTTAAAAGAAATATAAATGCTGGAGTTAATACATTCACATTTACATTAGATGATACTAATGACGAAGCAAGAGTATTAAGTGATATTGCTACATTCATGGTATATACAATGAAGTCACATAAGTCTAGCTGGGAGTTTTCATTTAATAAGACTAATAAGGTTCTTACTTTAACTTACAATAAAGTGGCTGATGATGGTAATACGTCTATACTTGTAGAAGTATTACATAAGTATATTGAAATTACAAATTAAAGAAATACTGGGCGTTACGCCCAGTATTAATTTTTGAATATATATTATATTAGTGAGAAGAGAGATTATACTGTACGCGTCGTACTTATAAGAATAGACATATTCTTACTCACTTAATATCCAAAGTAATTTAACTAT